TTTGATCACGATCTAGGTGATCAGCACTATGAGGCTATGATAGCAGAAGCGCAAGGTCTTCCAGCAGACTATGGTCCTGAAAAAACGGGATATGATGCTGCTAAATGGCTAGTAGACTTTTGTGAAGATAATAAGCGAAAGTTCCCGAAGTATGTGGTTCATTCTAAGAACCCAATAGGGAAAGAGCGAATTATCGCATATATCGAGAATGCTAAGAAGCATCTAGATATCTAGAGTATGGAGAGTTGGCTGAGCGGTCGAAAGCGGCACCCTGCTAAGGTGTTGTACGGGCAACTGTACCGAGGGTTCGAATCCCTCACTCTCCGCCAAGATTTTAAAAATAACAGTTGACATTGGTTATCCGTTTTGCTACAGTGAACTATAAGCTAAGAAATAGGAATTGATTATGAACTACGAACTGACTAATGAGACCATTCAACACGCCGATAGGACTCTCTATCGTATTAAGGCGCTGGTCGATATGCCCCAACACGGAGTGAAGGCTGGTGATCTTGGCGGCTTTATCGAGAAATACGAGAATCTTCAAGGGAATGCTTGGGTCTCTGGTAACGCTAGGGTATATGGAAATGCTCGGGTCTATGACAATGCTTGGGTCTACGGCGATGCTGAGGTCCACGGTGATGCTTGGGTCTGTGGCAATGCTATTGTCTTTGGCAATGCTAAAGTCTATGGCGATGCTCGGGTCTATGACAATGCTCGGGTCTATGACAATGCTATTGTCTATGACAATGCTCGGGTCTATGAAAATGCTCGGGTCTTTGACGATGCTAAGGTCTTTGACGATGCTAAGGTCTTTGGCAATGCTAAGGTCTATGGCGATGCTAAGTTCTATGGCGATGCTGAGGTCTTTAGCAATGCTAAGGTCTATGGCAATGCTGTTGTCTCAAAATAACAGTTGCTTTATTCTCATAAAGAGTCTATATTAAATTATAAGCTGAGAAAACGGAGTTACAAAGACATGAACAAGCATCGTTTGGTTACTATCAAGGGCCTGATTTATCGCGGTTTCGATATCGATGGTAAACTTTATGTTGTTATGACTCCTCTCGGCAATCACGGTGATTGCATCAGGGCTTAACATCATGTTATAATGCACCGGTGGCAGATTGGGAATGCGGTGGACTGCAAATCCGCTTCGTAAGTAGAGTAGGTTCGATTCCTACCCGGTGCTCCAAAACTAATGCGCTGATAGCTCAATGGTTAGAGCCGTTCGTAAGTTTTGTATAAATACATATAAGGAGAATTATATGTATACTGTTTACAAAATTACTAACAAAACAAATGACAAATACTATATCGGCGTTCATATGACAATGAACCCAAATGATTCATATATGGGTTCAGGTCGTGCGATCAAATCTGCTATTAAAGAATACGGTAGAGAAAATTTTATCAAAGAGATTATTTTTGTTACCGAATCTAAAGATGAAGCATATGCATATGAGAAGAAATTAACAGAAGATTTTACCTCACGTGAAAACTATAACATGCGATTAGGTGGAGTAGGTGGATTTACTAAAGAGAATGCACGTAAGGGTAATGAAGCATCACTGAAAAAATTGACAAAAGAACAATTATCCGAGAACGGTAAAAAGGGCAATCTAGCTGCTAGACCTAAATTGGACCTTGTAGGTAACGGAAGAAAAGGCGGTCTAGCTAATAAAGGTAAACCCAAATCTGAAGAACATAAACAAAAACTTCGTGATGCGTGGGCAATAAAAAAATTAAAGGCGAATAGTTCAATTGGTGGAACCTTCTGCTCATAACAGAATAGTTGTCGGTTCGAGTCCGGCTTCGCCTACCAAATTCTAGAAAGGAGAAGGCAATGGAATGGCCAAAAGTTGATGAAATGCTCGGTCAGACTTTCTCTAAGGTTTGGTCTGATAACGAGACGGTGACGTTTGAAAATGATGAGGTGCGTTATACGCTCTATCACGCTCAGGATTGTTGCGAAAACGTTTACGTTGAAGACATATGCGGTGACTTGGCAGATTTGGAGGGTTGGCCTATGCTAGTCTCCAGAGAAGATACGAGCGTTGATGGTCCGGAAATGAAAGACGAAGAAAGCTATACGTGGACGTTCTACAACTTCGCAACCTTCAAGGGATTTGTGACTGTTCGGTTCTTCGGTTCTTCGAACGGGTACTATTCAGAAGACGTATCTTTCAAGAAAGAACTACTTGCTAATTGACAGGTTCAACTAACGAAAGAACTGATATGAAAGTCTATATCCTTATCAACCGCGAGATACATGGTTTATCCAGAATTATTGCGGTGTATGACAATCTTGCTGAAGCTGAAAAGCATCGCAAGAACCTAGATGATAACGAAGACTTTTTCGACGACAACAACTATTCTATTGAAACACATAGCGTAGATACAAAGTTTTAGGACGTATTGGACAATTGGTTGGTCCAGCAGACTCTTAATCTGCCGCAGAAATGCCTTGTGAGTTCGAACCTCACTACGTCCTCCAATACAATCCCGGGCGCCCGGGTTGATGCATTTAGGTGCGGTGCGTTGTAAAATAGGCAGGTAGCTGCCGAGTGTCACAAATTTTTGAGTTGCCGATGAAGCTAGGTCGCTCCTAGACATATGGAAGTAATTACTCTTAGTAGATGTGATGTCTACCCATCGGCAAACGAAGCAATATAAGGAGAGCATCATGCCAGCAATGACATTAGCGAAGTCGGGCAAGCGTTATACTCATGAAGAATGGGTTAAGTTAGACGCTGACGAACGTATACAGCTTCTTAGCATGTATGGCCCGGGATATACGGACGAAGCGTGGAAAAAGCATTACGGCAATCGAAAGAAAAATAAATGAAACATAGGATGTACTGTATCTTTGCTAAGGAGAGCGTTCAGAAGATGAACGGTATCCGTGGCAAAATGTGTGCGCAGGCAGGTCATGCTTATCTACACGCATTTTGGGATTCTGTAGAACGGTTTCCTGGACAACACGGATTTTCTAACGACGAACCTAGTGATGCCGAACGCTATCAAAATAGCGATCATGCGTACAAGATCACTCTTATCGTAGATACCGTTGACGAGTTGAAGGCATTGCAAGAAGCATACAAGAATGTATGTGGCACTTCACTAGTGACTGATGCAGGTTTCACTGTATTCAATGAACCGACTATCACGTGCTTGGGACTTGGTCCGATTGCAGAAGATAACATCGGTGAAGATTTGAAAGCACTAAAGACGTTTACTTAATGACGGGGTAGCTCAGTTGGTCAGAGCGCCAGACTCATATTCTGGATGTCGAAGGTTCAAGTCCTTCCTCCGTTACCAAACTTAATGGCTCGTTAGTCGAGTTGGTCAAGACGCCAGCCTGTCACGCTGGAGATCACGGGTTCGAGTCCCGTACGAGTCGCCATTTTTAATACCCAAAACACTGTACAACAGTGATCGGTTATACTATAGTCAGTAAATAAGAAGGAAACACACATGAAGATCAATCTACGCAAGGCCAACGCTATTCAAGTAGCGATCAACGAAACTGTCAAGGGCCTTGAATTCAATGCTTCTGCTAGCATTAACGAGTTCCAAGACGCTGACAAGGAAATTCTTGCTGCGTCCAGCAAGTTCAGCCGCAACCTTGCTCGGCGTGTTGCTTTGCTTGATGCCCTTTACGAGATTCGTAAGGCTGTTGCGTCAGCAAACGCCAATTCGCTACGCACAGGCATCGACCGTCGTCTTGCTGATGTTGCTCGTCTTGAAAAAGACCTTCAGTTCTACAGCACGTATGCAAAGGCTTCTGTCATCGCCGACTCTGCTGTGATTGCTGGCAAGCTAGAGAAGATCCGTAACCGCAAGGAAGATGCTTATTCTTTCCGCGGCGAGACGGTTGAGACCTCTATCTTCACTGAAGCTGAAGTTGAAGGTTTCAAGGGCATCGTTTCTGCTGCTAAGAAGCAGAAGCAGAAGCTGCAGGATGAACTCCTCGAGTTGAACGTCCGCACTGAAATTGAGTTTTCAGATGCAACTGTTGCTACGCTCACCAACGAGAACATTCTCTAAGGATCAAAGATGAAGATCGGTCTTAGCTACAGTCGCTGTGTTAAGGATATCGTTGAGGGTAAGGTCAACATCGATGATGTATTGGTGTTGATCGCCCGCACGGACTTTGATCCTACTAATGATGGGCAATGGAAGTCAATCTGGCAAGGGTATACATACGGCGGCGGGTTTAGCCATGTAGAATGGTATGGCTACACGGATGAAGATGAACAGAAATTCCGTGATGTAACACTGGATCTCTACAATAAAGGCAAGTTGCATCAACCACGCAAGTTCGGGGCTCTCCCTTATCGTCGTCCGGAGATTTGGTTGGAGACAGTTCTTACTGACTCTGAGCTAGAGCGTAACCCTGCTGCTAAAAATGCATGGGAACAGTTTCAGATGATTGCCGGTCTAACCGACGTTAAGTTAGATCACGATTATCGATGAGTTTGGTAGGTCGGCCCCTCTAGTAGGGGTAAACTACCCGGAAGGAAAAGAGAGACGAGAGTAGGCACTTACGTTTCACTTTTTATGAAACATTGATCAGGCGCTTGAAACGCTCCATACTAGCATGAGTCAAACCTGTTTTGTTGCATATTGTGGTTTGAGTATAAGTTAGTTTTTGCACGTTGTCGCTTGTAAGTTGTTTGACAGGTTGTTCTCGTATGAGACACCGATGCAGATTGCACAGTCTATCACTTACTTTTTTCCTTCTGTATTTTTTTAAATAATAGGCAAAAAAGTTCTTGACATTGAGGTCAAGAATAAGTATATTACGTAAATCAAGTCGAGAGATCGGCTTGACGTTCTTTGAAATTGTTAATGATATACTCATTAGATGAGTGTAGTGTGCGGTGAAGCTAGGGTGAGCAGCTGGGCGATAGTCCGGTGGGACGGTTCGATTCCGAGGCACCGTATTCAATTGTGTTGTTGCGGCAAGGCACTACATTCTTCTAATGAGTACAAGAATTGGGGGCATAGCCTCACTAGGGTAGCAGGGAGTAATCTCTGTCAAAGCAAGGTTTCCTATAAACTTGCGCCAGCAATGGTCCATCTATGCAAGCCTGAGTTAGAGTTGACTCGCTTAAGCGAAAGCAACTCCCGTCTGTAGAAAGGCGGTAGGCAGTAAATCAGAGTTGAAGTCCGAAAGGATAGGAACAGAGCCAGTCGGTGAGTTCTAAGAGGGTTGGCGCCCGAACTTCAACTAGCCAAACTGATGAATGCTGAATACTAACAGGTAGTTATTGAGTCTGACCTTGCAAGGAAAGGCAAGATAGCAATACAAGCGATGAAGGGATGACCGGAGTCGTGAAGTATGATTGAGTATCCCGCAAGGAGAAAGATACTAGGTGTGTTGTATTCTGTATCTAACAAGATATGGAGCAACTGGAGCAGCACATCTTCGTAGGTTCGCAAATTGCATAATGGTAATGCAACAGTTTTAGATACTGTCGATCTAGGTTCAACTCCTAGTTTGTCTCACAAAAGCGAAAGACTGCTCCGGTATATGTTTAAAGGTGCTTAATACCACACTCGCAAGGGAATGTGGTTCAGGGATGCTCGCAAGGCGGAACTGATTGATCGGAAAGAAAGCGTAGGTTCTTAGCGGAATCGAACTGCTCGCAAGGCAGGCGAAGGATAGATGGTCGAGTAGACATATGCGACGAGTCAAACGCCAGACTCTCAAAAAGGCAGCATTGAGTGTTACTAACTGACCGTAAAAGGCGTTAGTGGATAACGGTAGAACGGTCCTCGCAAGGGATTCGGTAATGACCAAAGACACTCGCTACAAGCCCGTAATCTCAGGGTGGGTTATAAATAGACTAAATAATATTAGACTATTTTGATGAACACAGTATATGGCAGCATCGCAAGATGTCCGTTTCCCAGCCCTAACAGGGAGTAAGGTGAAGCTGCTGTGTTCTTCAAAATAGTCTATTTTGATGAATACTGATGCCGACTATCCAGAGTAAAAGAGGGATGAAGATAGTTGGTTCTTAGCGGAATAACCAAGATATATCTGATGCAGCCCGAGCTACGATATTGAGGTAAGTCAGTGTTCTTCAAAATAGTTTATCGCGGGGTAGAGGAGTTGGGTCGTCCTCGCCGGTCTCATAAATCGGAAATCGTTGGTTCAAATCCAACTCCCGCAACCAATACTAAGCGGCATTAGCATAGTGGTAATGCTCCAGCCTTCCAAGCTGACTAGAAGGGTTCGATTCCCTTATGCCGCTCCAAAACAGTACGTGAGATATGATTGACAGAAAATGTGACGGTTGTAATAAATGCTGTCAGGGACACTTGACTGCTACTATATACGGCTTTGAAATGTATCCGGGAAAACCGTGTCACTTCGCATCTAAGACAGGATGTTCTATCTATCCTCTTAGGCCCGCTAATCCTTGTCAAGGATTCAAGTGTGTTTGGAAATCTAACGTAGCAGTTCCTATCTCATTTAAACCTGATGAAATCGGGATGATAATGATCGATGCAGTGAAAGACGGCATTCCTTACGTAAGTATAGTGTCTGCCGGTAACGAAATCTCACTAGAAGTCGTTGATTGGGCTGTCGGTATGGTAAACTCTGGTAAGATCGAAAATATCGTTTATAGACAAAAAAACAGTATTAGGGTTATATCACATAATAAAGACTTTGTTGATAAGTTCACTGAATCAACTTAATGCGGGCATAGCTCAGTGGTAGAGCGTCACCTTGCCAAGGTGAATGTCGGGGGTTCGAATCCCCCTGCCCGCTCCAAATCTTTTAAGATAAATACGTTATGATTTACATAGCGTATCAAGGCATCTACGATGGCACTAATTTTCAAGATGCCAACACTCCTGACCAAATTGGAAGAGCGTTCAATCACGGCTTCTCGTGTATGGTTGACGTATGGAGAGTAGACGATCAAATATATTTAGGTACTGACCAACCTCTCATACCTGTCACAGCAGAGTATTTGAGAGGCAATAGGTTTTGGCTAAATGCTAGTAACGCCGACATGTACACCTGGTTACAGAGTCAACCACCAAAACTATATCCGAACTATTTTCAGTTCTCGAATGACACTGAATCAAACACGCCAACTACAAGCGGGGGACAAGTGATTGTCCCTGGAAATGTTCCGCTAGCTGCTAACAACATCATGTTCATACCTGAACGAGTAGATAGAGGATTGCTTAGTACAGTGAAGTTTAGATGTTATGGTGTGATCAGTAACTATCTGTCATTCATTAAAAGAATGCGCTTTGAAGGAATATGGTTTTAACCATCATAAATTTATCTTGCAATATGCATTTGCATCGCTAGTTTCAGAACACTCCCAGTCAGAAGCTAATTCGAAACCAGCAGAAAGATATGACTTCCAACTCGATTTTCTAGGATAGCTCCAGCACATAACAGCACCTTCGTTTCGTGCTTGATCAATTGTTGCTAGCAGCAAGTCTCTTCCGAGATTCTTTCCCCTAAACTTTTCAAACACAAAAAGACCTCTTGAACGATATTGAAGGTCCTTGCACATATGCCCGCTATTGACACCCGCGATCTCTCCATTGATAAGAATGGCGAAGAACGCGGGTGTCATTTCCATATTAAACGAATCATAACCTTCTAAGAAGCACATCGCACTGTTGGGTGTGATATCGCTTAGTCTATCGGGCCATAGGTAAGTACTCCAGATCGGATAGATTTCATCAAACGTGATCAATGAGAGTTGCCCTATCATTGAGATATTTATATGGATAAAAAGGTCTTGACATTTAAACCAAAACTATGTAATATAAAAAAATAAGGAGATTAAAATGCCATCTGTATTCTTGACTAGTGATACTCACTTCGGTCACACCAACATCTGCAAGTTCACGAACTACGATGGTTCTCCTGTGCGCCCATGGGATGACGTTCAGGAAATGGACGAAGAAATGGTCAAGCGGTGGAACGACACTGTGGGTCCGAACGATAAGGTCTACCATCTGGGTGACGTTGTTATCAATCGTAAGGCTCTCGCCATCATGGATCGTCTCAACGGCGATAAAGTTTTGATCAGGGGCAATCACGATATCTTTAGACTGTCTGACTACACTCCTTATTTCCGTGATGTCCGGGGTTGTCATGTGATGAATGGAATGATCTTGACTCACATTCCAATCAGCAAGGATAGTCTTGCTCGTTTCGGGTGTAACATTCACGGTCATACTCACGGAAATCGTGTTCGCAAGATGCGCGGTGTTAACGTGAAGACCGGTGAAATCTTGTACAGTGATGAGATTGATCCTGATTACTTCTCTGTATGTGTTGAACACACTGACTTCACTCCTATCCTGTTTGAAGAAGTTATTCAGCGCATCAAAGATCAGGGTGGTCAGGTTGGTTTCAAGAACGGTAACGGACCTATCATGTGAGGGTAGATTATGAACGATGATGAATGGATTGCGAGAGTAGCAGACCTACTTAATAAAAGTTATGTTTCCACTAGCTGGTCCATAGATAATGTAAGTAGCATGTCAACCAAAAACATTTATGATGCACTAAAGCATGTAGAACGAGAGAAGAATATGTACTCATATAGCAAGACCCAGTATGACACTAGAGACGGTGATGTTGCTCAGGCTGCACTAGAGGCGCTTGAAGCCGGCATCTCTCTTGAGGATCTGCTAAAGTCAAACAAGACTGTTAAGGTTTGGTACGGTCAAATGATCGCTGACCGCGACAGGGCCAAAGCTGCTTGTCAGCGTGAAGCCGCCCGTCAGGCTAAGCTAGCTGAAAAGCAGCGTCAGGAAGATGAGATTCGTGCTGCGGTAGCAGAAAAGCTGACTCCAGAAGAACTCGCTGCGTTCGGCCTAAACAAGAAAGGAGCAAAGAAGTGAGCGAAGACCAACACATCGCACCTGAAATTTACGAAGAAATCCTTCGTGGTACTGATCAAAAGAACTACGTTAGGTTGGACGAGCGTATTGCTCGTAAGTCCCTAGTTTCTTTGGTAAAGTCCGGTCACGCTACCTTCTTGTTCCTTGCGGATGACGAGACTCGTGAATACTGGGCAAAGCTAGCAAAGGCTGCTGCTACCAAAGTTGCACAGCGCAAAGAGAAGCAACGCTTGTATGAAATCAAGCAAGCGGTGTGGAATAGGCTAAGTGAGGAAGATCGTAAGATTCTAAAAATTCGTAAGCCTATTGCACCTAAGTGAAAGATTCGGCTGTGAAACACCAGCCGAATCTACCCTTATGTGTTGCGATTGAATCAAGAGTTATCTATAATTTAAAGTATAAAGGAAACACGATGAATATTAGTCAATTAGCAGAAACCAAAGTCGGTGTCTAATAATCTGAACAGCATTCTAGTCTTGACGGTATTTCTAATTTTCGCATTTTTGCTATTGTTAGTGTACCTGACGGTGATGTGTATTATTTACCTTAGTTATGGTTTCGTTTTGATATATGATTTGTTGAAAACACGGTTAGATAGGTGTAAAAATGCAAGACGCCAATGAGACAGAGTGGGTTCTAGTAGAAACCCTGTCGCAGTTTAAGATTAGCTACATGGTTGAAGTGCCGAAAGGTAAAGCTGAATACGCATTAGACACGGTTGCTATGGAAGAAGCCACCGAATTTAGTCAGGTGCATTTGCTACCGACCGATATCATTCTTGGACATAAAGTAGTGTCTAAAGAAGAAGCATTGGCACTGTGTGATGAACGCAATGCTTATGCATCTGACTGGACGGACGATCTTATGATCAAGAACTTTTTTACACCTTGGAAAGAAAAGACCAATGAACCAATTTAACGATAGTATGACCGAGACTGAATGGGAAAACTTTGGTCCTTGGCTAAAGGGTATGCTCAAGGTTGGCTCTGCAACGATCACGTTCACTAAGAAAGACGGAACTGAACGTGTCATGCAATGCACCCTCGATGCAACTCTATTGCCCCCTGCTCCGATTAACGAATCAGGTGAGCCAAAGAAAAAGAGAGCAGTCAACGACAATACGATGGCTGTCTACGATTTGGAAGCAAAGGCTTGGCGCAGCTTCACTATTCGTAATGTGACGCAGCTTGAGTTTAAGTCTCATCGAGTCGACGGTTAAATATAAGCACTTTTCTAGGGGGGAGTGCTGATAAATATATATGTCAGTTGTGAGAATTCTGACAAAAGGATCAGATTTGGGTTAGCCCGATGAAGGTCTTAATTAACTGATATTTCAGTTGATTGTGCTTATAGAGTATGAAAAATTGCATAGCCGCAAGAAATTGCGGCTTTTCCTTTTACACATACTTTATCGGAAGTGCTACTTTAAGATTGCTAGGCCTCTTGCTTAGACAACATTATGGCGGCCCAATTAAGGAAATAATATGTGTAATTCTCAACTTTTAGATACTAAACGAACAACTGCTATGTGGAAAGTTTTACTAGCAGTACTATCAATAACTTTTATATGGCAAACTACATCTACAAAAACTTACGCTAATGAAGACCCCGTAGTAGATCCGACTATACAGATATCTACACTTCCTCCGGTTCTCACAAGAGAAGAAATGCTTGAGCAGCAATATGCTAATGCCAGGCTCTTTTCAGTAGTAGAAACCGCAGAGACAATTCAATACACCGATGCAGACTTTCTTTGCCTAGCAAAGAACATTTACTATGAGGCGCGCGGCGAACCTATAACGGGTAGATACGCTGTCGCTCAGGTTACACTTAACCGCGTCCGGGATTCAAGATTTGGAGGTAGCATCTGTGATGTTGTATACGCTCCGTCCCAATTTTCGTGGACAAGCAATCCCAGTCGACGCCGGACTATTCCTCAAGGACCTAGCTGGCAAGAAGCAATATACATCGCGTTAGATGTGCTAGAAAATGGCAAACGAGTCAAAGGCATGGAAGAAGCACTTTATTTTCATGCTATTTACGTTAGACCCGGTTGGAGAAACGTGCAACGATTAGGACAAATCGGGGCGCATGTCTTCTACACATAAAACGGATAACACCATATAAAAAGGTTGACATTCCCTCGTTTCGGGCATATAGTTTATCTATAGCTTGAAATGAGGGATTTTCCATTATGAACCGCTTTCAGATGATCAGCAACAACGGTGGGTTTTTTAAGGAACCTACTATTGAACTGTCTACAGTAGAACTGCCTCACGTGCCTTGGTTTGACCTTGGGTATACGTATGAGTCCTGCTTGTTCAGTTCGGGAGAATCTGAGATTCTGGCTCTGTACCAGACTCGTAGTGAAGCGATTGCCGGGCACGTTGAACTGGAAAAAAAGTTCAATCTGAGTTGATTTTTCGGTGAGAAAAGGCTTGACTTCGGGTATTTGATTTGCTACATTGAATCATAGACAGACACACACAAACGGAGTTACTCAGATGGCTTATATGAATCAAGAGCGTAAAGCAATCATCGCTTCTAACTTGAAGCCTATCCTCAAAAAGTACAACATGAAGGGCACCCTTTCTGTCCGTGATCATTCTAGCATCGTGTTGACTCTTAAGTCTGGCAAGATTGATTTCGGTTCTGCCCGCGAACAGGTTAACCCCTATTGGTTCCACGAGCATTACGAAGGTGTCGCTAAGGAGTTTCTCACCGAAGCGTTTGTTGCTCTCAAGAGCGCAGGATGGTATAATAATACCCGCGCGGAGATTGACTATTTTGATATTGCTTACTACGTTGATGTCAACGTTGGCAAGTGGAACAAGCCCTACGTGTTGGAGGCGTAATGCAAAAAGTAAAAGAAATCGTTTTTAATATGCTCTGCTACACGGCGTATTATAGTGAGTTTATTGTGTGTAGCTCTTTTCTTATTCTTGTTTTGGCATTTGGAGGCTAACTATGTATAACTACTGGGTTCTTATTCGTAACTCGAACGGTTCACCGATGAAGATGACGCTTCAGGCATCGAACGCATATGAGGCTATTCAGAAGGCTCGGGCGATCTTTGGATCGACCCTGATTTCTCAGGGGGCGTGTGCTTTCTAAAGCATTTTGGGTACCAAAGTCTTTGACTTTGGTACCCTATTTTGTTAATATTACTAATGTGCAATTTCGCACTATGAAGGAGATACTATGACTACACAAGTTTTTAAGGTTGTTGGCATTACCGTGCATAATGGCAATGCTAAGGTTCGCTTCACAGAAGACATGGTTCGTCGTGTGAAGCAGTTTACGAAGGGTGGCGCTACTCGATGTGACTTCATCGAGCTACCCAATGAAATGACCAAGATCGAGGCTCTCAAGTATATGCTTACTCGAAAGGAGTTCTCGTCGCTTGAAGATCAAGCTACTATTGAGGAGACTCTTTACGACAAAGAACGTGAAGCCGGTAGAGGCGAAGTTCGCGTGAAGTCGAAGCCCTCGCTTGAGACTATCAAGTCTCGCCCCCGCAAGGATGTCACTGTCGAAGACGTACTGGAGGCGGTGAATGACTAAGATTACAAAGTTCGGAGACAAGCTGTCTAGGGCTTGTGAATGCGTAAACGTCTACTTCTATGACAATGCTTATATGGTAGAAGTTAGCGGGCGTGATTCGGGCGATGACTGGCACAATGTGAAGCTCGTTGCTAAGGACCTCGCTGAAGTTTCAGCAATGCTGGCAGAGATTGACTCTCTTCCGCGTGATCGCTAAATAAGAGGGATGTAATGGCTTCCCCACTTACCGACGCCGAACACGCAGATATCAAAGACCGTATTGAGGCTCAGACTGAACTGATCGTTGCTGCTGCGGTGCGTGTCGATGGGGTAATAGTGCTTGTCGAGAGACCAGGTCGTCATGGTGATTGCATAAATTGGCTGAACTTTCTCGGTAAGCCGTACGACGATCAAGGGTTCATCACCAATCGAGGACGCTTCGTTGACCGTCGGACCGCTGCCGAGATAGTGCTGGCGTCCGATCAAGGGTCACCGCGCATCTGGCCTGGGTACGATCCGGTCCTGTTTTCAGAAGATATGTGGAATGACTGGGATGTGACCCCGCCAGCCCGCATGACGGGTTTTCTTGCAACACTTACAGATACTCAAAAAGAAGAGGCGTTGTCCTACAGTGGTCCGGACACGGTCGGACTTGTTTCCGATTTTCTGACGCAGGACGAAGACAACAGTTGACAGATTTTAAGAAGATCGCTAAGAAGATCGCTAATAAGATCGTTAGTTGTTGATTTGTAAAGAGAAAGATCGCTAAGAAGATCGCTAAGAATAAAAGCCCCCTTTCGGGGGCTTTTACGGATTATTCACACCCTTGATAACCCAAAAATCTGCGCTCATTCTAGTGTTCTGTATTACCTGATACGGCATGTAAAAGTATCCTCCATCGCCCCAATTGGTTCCCCAGCTATTCTTGACAATGAAGCGTTGAGTGGAATTGTTGTATCCTACTAGAAGCACTGCGTGTCCCCCTAATACTCTCTCTGAGCGGGTATTAGGGTAGGGCATGACAGCAGTAGTACGATGCCAATTGCCGCTTATGAAGCTGCTGTAAACAGTGAATCCGACAATGACCGGGTACCCGTTTGACAGTGCATCAATGCAGGCGTTGAAGTTAATAGCACGTTCATACCGGGTGACTTTGCGCTTTGACGCATCCATGATAGCAGGGCGAGATGGAGCTACCCTAAACTTAGATATGTTATAGGGCCATAAGTTTTCTACTGGTGCGCCCCAGCGGTTTGTAGCTTTGATTCCATCTCTGATGTACGCTCCGCTATCGTAGTGTACAGTGCCAATCAACAGACGTTCGTAGTAGTATATGAACAATCTACTAATTTCGTTGACAATCTTATTCTTCTTATTGATCAATTCAATCGCGCTTGCAACAGCATGTCCCGTGCAGCTACCCAAGCTACCTTGATCTTCTACGGGCGTCGTGAACTCTCTCAAGTCGACCGTAGACGGTGTTTTTGTAGTAGTTGGTATGTAGAGATAATCTCTGCGGTCAGGCTTGTCACGAACCCAATGAAATTTAGCAATGTCGATCGGCAATTTAGCCGGCTTAAACTCGATAGGGCGGCGATGTAATCCCGGATCTTGTGTTGCATCGACTACGGGGCGCGGATATTTCATACCTGTTCCTTTTTAATTAGAACGCTGGGAACGGCTGTGCAGCTGGTGTGAAGTTAGAAGTGTATCTGCCAACGCCGACTGTGATACGAACATCGTTCATGTAACCTTTAAAGTCACCAGAACTCCCTGAATATCCACCGATTCCCAAACTTGTTGATGCACCGCTAAAATTAGAGTTATCATTCAATACCGTACTTCCTACTTGCTGTCCGTTCAGGAAAAGTTTTGTGTTTCCAGAAGTACGAGATATCGCAACATGGTGCCATTGATTGACTGTTACGGTTCCACCTGATATTGCCTGCGTCGGTGCATTGCTGTTGTAAAAATTCAGTGCACCTGATTGTATATAAAGTAGACGACCGGCTGGACTATTCCAATTAGTAAGTATATGGAAGCCCGAACCCGAAACTTCAGTTGGATATACAAAAGTTTCCCAAGTGAGGTCCCCGGTCATAGCAGGAAGTACTGACAAATATAGAGACCCGATGGCGCTAAACGCGGTAGAAGTTGTTCCCCAATTAGACTGTGCAGCAGAGATCAACGGTGGTGTGCCGACAGCGGTGAGCGTGTTAGTTGTGCCATACGTAACAGTGGGTGCATCGCCTACTGTTCCTGTCATAGGAATTAAAGAGATTACGTCTGCTATATAGGGATCACCAGGCACTGATGAACTAAAGCTGATTCCAGGACCTACTGAGATTCCTGCTCCGATTGTTAATGTCATGTTCTATTCCTTATTAAAATGGGTTATCGGTGCTTGTTGCTACTGAACCAACGTTAGTGACAGTAAACGCATTCGTTGAAGCATCCAAGAAGTAATCAGGAGCAGCGGTGTTCAACAGTAGTTGAGTCTGACCTGAAGTGATTGCTGAAATATTTGTACCACTGCTTTGAGTGACCGTTAACGGCGCTGTCGGTACTGTGAAATTACCAGTATAAACTGCAACGCCCTTAACTACACGGAGGTTTGATAGGTTACCTTTGAATTTTCCATCTGTGTACCCGAGAGACCAGGTGCCAATGAAAGTATCTGCTCCAGATGCGGCCATAGCGCCGGGATTTGCAGATGCTACACTATTTCCGTTAACATACAAAGTTACCAAATTGGATCCGTTATATACCATGGCTACGTGGTACCAGTTGTTTTTAGGAAAGGAATTAGGACCAGGCAGGAAGCCACCGCTGCTCTGTATAATCCCAAACCTAGCATTTTCATAATAAAGTCCCAAAAATCTACTGACTTCACCTTGATTATAGATCGTGCCGATTTGGCTGGTGTTATCTGGATTTGGATATGCAAAACATTCTACTGTCCAAGCACCGGCGTTCTGATCAAATGCTGAATTATTGGGAATAGATAGATAGTTGCTGCGGTTGAAAACTAGACTACCTTCTGCCGCGGGGGGCGGTGGAGCAGGCGGTAAAGAACCGAGAGTTATTCCGGCTCCTATTTGTATTCCTGGTCCTAATGTGAGAGTTGTTGCCATGTTATATTTCCTTTAGCTGAATGTGAATGGATAGTTATATGTTGTAGGGCCGGATTGCCCTAGAACACGGAACACAAGAAGACTTCCTGCGAGTTGAAAAACAGTAATACTACTTGATGCCGCGGTGCTACCAGGCCCCCATGTACAAGTATATGTGCCTGGCATAGTCAGATAGTTTGCCGCAAACCAAGCTTGGTTACTTGCAGTCAATCCACTAATAGCAATACCTGTTTTAGTATCGTCATTGATTGTGAATCCAGTTGGGCTGTTAATAGTAGCAGTTGGATCTTCTAATGTTCCGAGCGCCGTGACCGGAGGAGGCACTTCGTTGTAACCAATTACATTGTCTACGCCCGGAGTACCGCCGCCACCCGTTCCACCTAATGAAATTCCAGGCCCTACTTGTATTCCGCTTGCGATTGTTATTGTCATTTGTTATTTCCTTAACTGAATATTTATTGTTAGAACGGATTTGATGCGTTGCTTGTCACACTGCCATTATTGGTAACGGTGAAGTTATTGGTGCTACTGTCTGCCAAGAAGTTGGCACCAACTACTGTGTTCAACAACAAAGATGTTTGTGTGCCTGTAATAGCCGAGATGTTTGTGCCTGCGCTCTGCGTGGCCGCAAGTGGTGCTGTGGGCACAGTGAATGCACCTGTATAAACCGCCACGCCTTTTACCATGCGTAGATTGGATATACTACCTATTAGGTTCAACGCGGTGCCTAGTCCGTCACCGCCTATCAAGACTCGTTGCTGTGTTAAATCTGTAGCGTTTGATTGTGTTCCACCACTGGCACCGTTTACCCATAAGGTTACTGTTCCGTTATTTCTGGTCAACGCCACATGGTTCCAAGCGTTTAGAGTCATGCTGACCGTTGATTCAAACTGTAGGTTTGTAGTATAGTATATTGGTGCCAATGTATTGAAGTTTGTTCCAAAGTAGAAGCCAGTGTCGTCACCACCTGTCAATGGCTGTGTTCTAGTGTCTATAAAACACTGATAGTCCAAACTGCTGGTTGGGTATACCCATGATTCCCAGGTAAAATCACCGGTTCCCATTGCTGTGCCTGCACCACCAGCAACGGATAGGTAGTTGCTGCCGTTGAACTGGGCACTGCCGTTGATCGGCTCACCAACACCTATTGAGATGCCTGTTCCAATGTTGATTCCGCCGCCGATGTTGATTGCCATTTTTAATATCCGCTAAAAGTATAAAACAATCCAGGCTGGAATTGGCCGCCGCTTACTATTGGGTAAACTGAATCAGCATCTTGTGGAACGCTGAGTACAGGAACAGTGGCAGTACCGCTACCAAAATCACCAGTGGCTGTCCAATTTCCGTTGTTACCATTGGCTGCAAAGTAATCCCAACCCGGTTCGCTTCTGTTTAACACAGCAAAGAAAAATCCTTGAGTGTTTGGGCTGCCGCCAACGTTTTGGCCAGAGCTGGTCGTGACCAATACGCTGCTGGTGAGCGTAATGCCGGGGCCTATGCCTATTCCTGATCCAACTGTTACTGCCATGCTATGTTTCCTTTGTTTTATTTAGTCTAATTATAGTTTAGTGTAACCATAATTAACAACTGCTGCATTACCGCTATTGTTAGTGATGCCGAATGTAAACACGTTAGCTGTGTTGCCTAAGTAAGTATTAACATTGCTGATTGCACCCGCAGTTCCTACAAACTGATTAGGTATTGACGTAAGCACTAACGCATTCCCAACTTCGTAATACCAACCATATTGATCACCTAGTACTGGTACATTTGTATTTGTGACAACCGCAGTAGCAATGTAAGTTACGATACCGTTTGGAATATTACCATTAATCCAAATTGTATAAGTGCCGCTACCGGGCACAGAAATGCTCACTGTATTATTACCGGACGCGAGTGTCCAACTACTTGTTACTTTGGTAGCGACATTAGATAATGTACTGCCATCGCCTGTAAATCCTGTAGCATCTACTACCCCGGGCGCCGTCAGGTTACCGGCAGTGTCAAATGTCCACATAGCAGTATTGCTATTACCATTGTTACTGTTGATAACAACATTACCTGTATTTGCTAACTTGACATAGAAGTTATCACTACCTAAGAATAACTCGGTTGTATACAAGTTTCCACTTGTCATATGTATATGGTCACCGTCAGCCGCTGTTGGATATATTAATAACTGTTGATTGGCAGTAGTTCCACCTATTGGTTTTAAAGCAATAGCACTACCACTAAGTGATTGGTCTGGAATGTTGGTTTCATAAACAATACTGCCTAATGGCAAGGTCAAGTTACCAGTTTCACTAAATTGCCAAGTCTTTGCAGTTGCAACATCACCTGAATTAGATTGTGCTTGTAATACCACCTTGGCAAGATCGTCTCCGCCGGCTCTGGTAACAGCGACAGCCGCATACTGAGATGCCGCATTAGGATCTATAGTCCACGCTAGTGCCGCAGAACCAGTATTACCTTGTCCTTGAACGCTGAATAACTTGCCACTGTCTGCAATAATCTTAGGATACTGAACGTTTTCGTTATAATCAATTGATACACCAATTGGTAATGTTAAACTACCATCTGTACCAAACGTCCAACTGTATTCAGTATTGCCGCCCGAGTTAGCCCAAATCTGAAGATTTGCTGTTGAACTGATTTCGCCATCATCAGGATAAATCTTAATTTCGTCACCGCTGACGCCACTGAATATAGTAGTAAGAGCCGAAATACCAAGATTGGCGGGCCCAGCTAAACTTGCATCAATTGCACTAATGCTAGGATTTGCACCACCGACAATAGCTAAGATAGGATCAGCAGTATTAGGATCAGTATCACGCGGGAATAGTAGAGTTCCACCATTATCAAATGTCCAAGTATTGTTATTACTGTGAATGAATAAGTTGGGAGCGGCACCGTTATAGTAACCTACTTCAAAACTTGATTCTTCGCCACCTAAGAATATATTAGCATCTGGTTCGTCAATATTTGCACCTGGTGCTCGTAAGTGAATATGACTTGGTCCAGTTGGGTCAATTACTAATGCTTGTGAGGTATAATTTTGATCCGGTGTAAAGACCATTGTGCTGACATTTGCATTATTTGGATCCAGCGAACTATTAGCAATGCTCGTAATTATACTGTTGCCATCTGCTAGGATTAAATTACCGTCACTAGTAAATGACCAACTGTACTGATTACCATTGGCATCATCAGTACCGATTACGACATTGCCTGCATCACCTGCTTCTAATTTTACATACTTAGCATCATTACCAAAGTATTGGTCATAAAAGGCGTTGTTGCCTGTGTCAAGGTGAATGTGTGTGACAACATCACCACCGCGCACTCTCAGGTATTGTAATGCACTATTAGCAATACTATTACTTCCAGGAGCCAAATACAATCCGCCACTGCCATCATTGCTGCCAGTGCCTAATACGATTTGGTCGCTAAATGTCACATTACCTGTATTAGCACCACCGCCACCAATTGATACTTGAGTACCGTTAGCGTAGTTAACAGCAAATGTATTGCCTGGTAGTGTTAAGTTACCAGTTGAGGCAAATGTCCAATTTACTGTACTGTTAGCAGTTAATATTACATCACCTGAGGAGTCTAAATTGATATCCTGTTGACCTGTAGTTCGTAAATTGATATCAGCATAGCCGCCATAGATATTGACTTCAGTGCCTTCACCAGAAACTATTTCAAAACCTGAATTATAACTGTAAAAATATTCAAAACTAGTTACTACTGTAGGATCAGTTGCTGGCAGTGTGGGTGTGTAAAATGTGATGTTTCCCCCACCATCGCTAGTACCGTCATAGACCAACTGCGGTCCACCGTTTACACTGTAGTAAATATGACCAACTCCATCTAGAGAATTAACAAAGGCAATGATGTTGGCAGCACCAGTAAATTGAATTGCGCCTTGTCCGCCTTGATTTATGTAAACACCCGTAGTCCAGTCGGCTGTAGTGAAGGTGTCGCTCTGTTGACTGCTCCATTGTTCCAAGCGGGTTGTATCGCCGGGCGACAGCTCTAAAGATGAACTTACAATGCCATCACTGTCCATTGCTTGCACAACGATATCATCATCATTTGGTGCTGAAATAGTGGTATTAACAAATGTTATATTGCCTGTATTAGCACCACCTGCTATTGCCGCAAATACGCCATTACCGTATAACACATTAGCATTGCTACCGGTTAAATTGATTGTTGCAATATTACCTAAACCGGACACGTTTGCGGCTGCTACTGCAAATGCAGTATTAGCAATATTAGCATTAGCAACAAATCCCGATACGTTAGCACCTTGAATATTTGATAAACCATTGCCATTACCTGCTACGAACGGTGCAGTAAAGATACCGGTTGTATTGTTATAGGTAAGGTTGGCTGAACTACCAAAGCTACCGGCATTGTTAAATTGGATTTGAGTGTTTGAACCTGATACAGTCGCAGTTGAAGCAATCCAAGTTAGATTTCCTGCACCATCAGTTCTAAGAATATACCCGCTAACACCACCTGAGATTTTCAATGTGCTGATGCTCAATGTGCCAACTGATGTGATGTTTGGCTGTGCAGCATTGACTACCGATTGAGCAAGAGTAGCTTGAGCAGCTTGAACCATGTTTGCGCCGCCGGCTTGGCTAAGAATGTAGTTACCTATAATTTGCAGATTAGCTTTGTTAGTGATCGGAGTTCCCGTTATGTTTACTACCGGGAATATAGAGGTGTAGGATAGATTTGCACCTATGTTAGTTAAACTCGTAATCTTAATGCTATCAATCATTCTTGAAATCCTATAATGTTTATAATCTGCCGACTACGATTTCAATCACGCCGTCGCTGAGATCAAAGTTTTCTAATGCTTTACCGATGACTTGTCCTAAACGAGGTTCGCTGCAAGCTACCGCGTAGCCGCTGCCTGCGCTGATCATCATGTCACCTTTTCTAACAGTACCCTGAACTTTGCAAGGTACTCTACCTTGCAGTGCGATTGCTACTGCAATATCAGGGCAACCAGAATTCATTGCATACGCAGGGTTTGTAGATACTACGCCGGCAACTCTATTCGTTGCTTCCTCTGCGAGTGTAACTTCATTGTCACCGCCAAACATGAGAACAGTTCCTGGTTCATACGTTGCGTCAGCTTGATAATATTCTGCTAAGTCAGCGTAGGTAGCAGATAATCGCGAACCAGTAGAGAGTGACCAATTACCTGTGATAGTACCTGCCGTCGTGTTTGCACCGGAGCTTAACACTGTCAAGGCTCCCAGTGTTGTGATATTGTTTTGAGTTGCACCTGTTACTGTTGTCGCATTAGCAACAGTGCCTGTAACATTAGCACCTGCAATTGCAGTAAGTGAGCTACCAGTACCAGTTGTCAAAAGATAACTTGCGGCTGCGGTACCACCCAAGAATGCAGAGTTGTTTGCAGTAGGTACAGTGCCTGTAACATTGGCACCGGTGATACTTGATAATGATGCCCCGTTCCCGAAATGATTACCTGTTAGATTAGCACCGCTGATGTTGCCCGACACACTCAATGATGTCAGTGTACCAACAGATGTGATGTTTGGCTGTGCGTTAGTTGTGACTGTTGCAGCAGTTGTAGCTGTTCCAGTAGGAACCCAACTTAGATTTCCGGAACCATCAGTAGACAATATTTGTCCAGACGAACCACCTGTGATTCTTACATTTGCGTTGGAACCCAAAGAGACGTTGGATCCGGTGAAACTTACATTGCCGGAGACGTTGAGATTAGCCAATGTACCAACTGATGTGATGTTTGGTTGTGCAGCAGTTGTTACAGTTGCAGCAGTAGTTGCACTAGACACTGTGCCTGAGACATTTGCGCCAGCTACTGCATTAGCAGTTGATGCAAAGGACACTGCCCCTGTAACATTAGCACCTGCGATATTGGTTAAATTTGCGCCTGATCCGGCATATAGCGTAGCGGTCAATGTTCCTGTAGTCTTGTTATATACAAGGCCTGAACTGCCTGCTAATGCACCCGCATCGTTGAATTGTACTTGAGTGTTGACCCCGCCGGGTGTGGAGTTCCCCACACTAACGCTATTGATGTTTGTGCCGCCGCCGGTAACAGCAGCGTATCCTTGGACTGCGGAAGCAAACGTCATTGTCAATGCATTCGCATTGGTATAGTTGATTGTTGGATAATCATAACGACCGGTGTATGAATTTCCATTAGCATCAATCGCTTCAACTGTCACATATTGTCTATTAAGATTGTGAGTTACAGTCCATGTACTACTTGATGAGTTTTGCGTATGTAAATAGTATCCGCCGTTTGGATCAACCCAGGTTAAGTTTCCTGCACCATCTGTTTTTAATATTTGGTTCGCGCTGCCGCCCGAAATTCTTACATTACCAACCGCGTTGAGATTACTTATACCAGATACATTAAGGATAGCGACTCCAAGTGTACCCGAATTAGCATATAGGTTTCCGGCAACTACGTTACCTGTTGCGGCCACGACGCCTCCGGTAACTAAATTGCCTCCAGTAACATTTCCCGTTGCAACAACCAAACCCGCAGTGCCCAAATTACCTACGTTAGCGTTCCCGCTTACCCCGAAAGTACCGGTTACGTTAGCACCGGATGCGTCTACAGTTAAACGAGTAGACCCATTAGGGCGGAACCCGATCGTAGCGCCATCTAAGTTCAGACTAGTGTAGGCAGATGTACTTCGGTTGTAGCCCTGAAGGACTACCCCCGAACCGGGGACGACCTCTAGGCCTGCGTTTCCTGCCTGAGAGCCACCAACTACCAGGGCGGAGGTGGGGTTCGTAGTGTTGATGCCGACGTTACCACTTGAAGTCGCCAAGAATGTATTTCCTGAAGTAGTCAACGAAGTCAGCGTACCAACAGATGTGATGTTTGGTTGCGCGGCAGTTGTGACAGTCGCGGCAGTAGTTGCAGTAGCTACTGCACCAGACACATTGCCGCCTTGAATGTTACTGATGTTGCCACCGTCACCTTGTAATTGACCAGCAGTTACTTTACCTGTTACAGTTAGTGAGCCTAATGTACCAACACTAGTGATGTTTGGCTGTGCCGCAGTTGTTAGTGTACCTGCTAGCAATGAAGCTCCAACTGTGCCTGAGTTAGCATAGACGTTGCCGGATGTTACATTTGATGTGAACACCCCGGATGAAGCACCGATATTCCCAACATTTGCATTGCCTGAGATATTAGCAGTGCCGGCAATGTTGGCGCCAGTTCCAGTGACGATCACTATGTTCGCGTTACCGGCAACACTAGTAGTAACGTTTCCGTTAGTAAAGACTCTTACATTGCTCGTGCCGTTAGCTATAGTTGTTTGTGTTCCAACAGCACCAGCAAGATTTGACAACAATCCGCCGTCGCCCGAGAAGAAATTTGCTGTTGCTAGATTTCCAAGATTTCCGTTTGCAGCAGTGATGTTTCCACTAAGCGTGATCGATGAGGGCAACTCAACTGCAATATTACCTGATGCAGTTATAGGACTGCTTGATACGGTCAGTGTATTGCTACTGATTCCTACTGAAGTTACAGTTCCTGTATAAACCGAAGAAACCTGAACAATTCCGTTAGGTGCTGAAAGCGTGATGCCAAGTCCAGCAGTCAATCTCACGACACCCGTATTTGTTACAGTCACGTTTCCGACAGTAGTAACCGGGCTGCTTGCAACTCCGATGCCTGAACCAGGGATAATTCCTACGCTTGTTACAGTACCGCTGCTAGTTGTATTAGCAGCAGAAGTGATTCTGCCATATGCGTCAAGTGTTACTGTAGGGGCAGTGTATGTTCCAGGAACAACACCTGTTGTAGCTAGGTCAATGCCGATGTTCCCTGAAGAAACGATAGGTGAATTAGTCACAACGATTCTACTATTTGATACTGGTGCAAGTCCTACGCTAGTAACAGTGCCACTTCCTCCACCGTTACCGCCGCCGGTTGACGAAATAGTAACGTTTCCGTTAGATTGATTGATTGTTATGTTTGTACCAGCAATGATGTTAGTAACGCCGGTGTTAGTGATAGACACTGTACCTGCGTTAGCATTAGAATTCACACTGATGCCAGTAAGCGCCACAAAATTAGTATAAGGGCTAGCACAGGTGAATAAGGTTGTAAAGTTGTCTTCTGTCTTGTTGAACGCCTCGTACAGGGAGTCGCTGCCTGCAGATTCATTAGGCAATCCAATGTTAATTATTTGTTGACCGTTTATGCTCATTTCTCAGTCCCTATTGATAGTATTTATCAATTTGGGCTGAAATCACTTATCGGGTGAGGGTTCCCATATCATGTTTTTAGAGCCTGTGCTTCTTGGCACGAAGCCTTGTTTCTTATAAAACTTCATGAGCTTTGATTGGGATACCTGTCCTTTATCCCAAGGGTAGACAGTAAGAGCAATACCGTCTTGTTTTGCTAAGTCTTGCAGTATCTTCATGGCTTTACTACCTACCCCCTGTCTGAGCGGATAGGCTTCAATCCATTTAACTTCTACTGCGCCTCGCTTGCTGAAACTAGTAACAAGCTCAAACAATGCAAACTCCTGATCGTCCCCTTCTCCGCCTAGAGGCATGACATGCTTGTTTCCAAATTGCTGCGGGAACATGTCATATACTTTTTGAATCCATGCTTTAACTTTGGGATCAGTTCCGCCAATTTTGATTGTTACAGGTTCGTCGTTCTCATCAATTTCTTGTCTGGAAACATCAATGATAGCATCTGCAGGAATATTGTCACCGTATATTAGATAACCTTCGGACTGACCGGTATATCTAAGTAGGTTTGGATTAAGTTTGTGTACATCAATCGCCAAAGCACTCTGATCCAATGGTTTGTTACTAAGATACACGAGTCCTTGTATCGGTTGCTTAAACCTAGAGCCGAGTTCACGCCATTCCTGCGGATTTCCCGGTACATATGCGTCAATTCCACCTGACATGTTAAGTGCCCTTCCACGCAAACTATGATATAAAATGTCTGGTACAGAAGTATTAGCACGACCCCGCCCGATAGGGATTTCAATGTTTTCGGTTACAGCAGGACTGCTATTATCATACCAGCTAGTCACTGCAGGCACACGGTCATTATACAACCGATCAATAAATCTATCATCTCGGTATGTAGTTAGATCAATCATTACACCATGCTGTGCTGCTAGTGCCCGAACTTTAGTAGCGGTTGTATTGCCGCCCTTAACGACAATGACAGCCATACTCTTGCCGCCTGAGGTGTGTTCTTCAGACTCGTCAAAGTCCTGACGGTACACAATGATATTCGGGACCTGCTTTAAAGCCTGAAACAAGGCGTCTTGGTCTTTGGGGGAGGTAGAACCCGAAACGTTCTTGTTTACGCAGACAAACTCGATTTCTAAATACCTATTACGATTTTCGGTGATAAATTCTCTAGCTCTCATCTTATCCCCAATGCTCGTCTATTACTGAAATTCTATCAGGTGATATTGGATCGGTAGTATAAAGTTCGTCAAAATCCTCAAATACAGATAATCCACGAAGATCAATCTTTAATAATGATAGAATATCATTCGAAAACCTATCTTCTAACCAATCCAAAAGTGCTTCGTTTGCTGCATCAATTGACGGAAAAAGGTATACTCTTTTACCTGCACTGGGATAATGCTTGCTCTTTTTTGGAACCAATCCTTTATGCAGTACACTTCCTAAGTTATCTCTAGGGGTAGCATGATATGCTGTCTGTGTGTCGGACTCATACAAGAATTCTTTAGCTCTCATTTCTTACGACCTCTGAACCCGACTGGCATTTGAGTGTCGTTTATAGGGAACATAGCTTTGAACCATTCGTCTGTGCCGGGCTTAGCGGTGATCTTGCTACGGTCAATGGGCTCCGCATGAGTAGGCTTACCTCTACTATCAACAATACCTGCTAGTCTTTTTAGATCATTAGTGTCCATCTACGACGACCAGAATTTTCCTAAACGGGTAGAAACCACGTTCCAGTTGATGATCTTCCAAAGCTCTTTGAGATACTTCTTCTTGTCACTCCCATAATCAAGAATCCAAGCGTGTTCCCACCAGTCAATCAGCAGCAAGATGTCGTCACGCACTTCATGATTCTTGATCGTCTTGATCTTACCGTCATAAGCTAGATAGACCCAACCAGAACCTTGTATCGTCATAGCGACTTCTTCTACGTCGTCCTTGAAGTCATCGAAGTTACCGAAGTGCTTGTTGATGAACCCTACCATAGGACCATTTGGTTTGTTGTTGTTTCTCACTTCTCTGAACTGAGGAAACCACGTATTGTGCAGGAATGCCCCTGCGTAGTTAAACTCAGGGTCACCTTCTTTGTCATTGTAGCGTTGTGCGTATCCCTTAGCGAGCTTATTGTAGTGCAAGTCTAAGGTGTCTCCCCCCATAACGGGAGAAACCTCACGCTCGGTGAAGTTAAGTGGGATGATTTCTATGTCTTGGGGTTTTGACTTTTCCTCAAGAAGCGTGATAAATTCTCTCATGAGACTATTTATCACTTCGGCTATTACTTGCGCCGAACTATCCTGCCTCTTGATAAGTCATAGGGGCTGACCTCAAGTTCAACCTTGTCTCCTAGCAAAATGCGAATCTCATGCTGTCGCATCTTTCCTGATATGTAACTCAATACAATCATATCGTTATCAAGCTTGACTTTGAATGTTGCGTTCGGGAGTACGTCAATCACATCTCCTTCAACTTTAAGTGTATTTTCTTTAGACATAAATCAACTTATAGAACTATTCATTTTCTGAGCAAGTCCCAAATCTTCTCCCTCTCAAGAATATCTTTTTCTAGCGCCCGATATTCTTCACCGAGTGCCTTTAGCTTCTCCCACTTACCTTCAAGATCATTGTTCGGGCGTAGGATACCTAAACGTTCTTCAATCGCGTCTAGTCTTGAAGTTAGATTTACGCCTTTGATCTTTATATCCCCGCCAAATTCAGCATCGCCTGCAACTTTAAGAGTTGTAGGTCCTGTATTTGCATTGAGCCAGCCATTTGTTATAGTAGATGGCGTACCCGTATAGGTTATTGTAGGTTGAGTAGCTATAGTAGACTGTGTTGTGAGTGTGCCGGTCAGCGGCGATCCAACGGATAGGCTCATTAGTTTGCTTTCCTCAAATAGATTTGTCCATCTTCCCCAACGTCAATCTGAACGTCATCGCCCTCTTTCCAGCCTAAATGCTTAAGAAGAGGAATAGGGATAGGTATAATCAGGTCTCCGGTGTCCGGATCTTCTTGGGTAATTACTTCGAATCGGGTGTCAGACATGTATTATGCTGCAATTCTTCCCAAGCGATGAAATATCAAAGGAATATCGGCATTGGAAAAACGCCGCTCTTTGCTTCTTTCGGTGTCCGATCAGTCATAACAATATTTAGTCTCTGTTCCAAGCACAAACTTTTTTACCAAGCTCGGCATGACCAGTATCTGGCCTTCCATTTTGGTCCCGGATTTTCACAGTTGTGTCTTGCACGGAATGATTTGCGGCGCGCCGGATTAGACTTCTTGATAGTCATATTCTTATCGCCGAAGTTTACCTTCACGACCTTACCGTCTGGCTTCTTGACATATACTTTGCTTTTTGCAACATCTCCCTGCATCGGCTTATTGAGGGTAACCTTTCGTCCTTGATATTCTGCTTCGCCTAATGATTTTCTAGGATCGACTGGCTCACCGTCTGGACCCATTACAGGTCTTCCAGTATTACGGATAGAATTAAGTGTCACTCTGATTCGGTGATCGAGGGCATCAACAGCCCTTTTGTCGCCCTCTTGCTCTGCTTCTTGGCGCATTTGAGTCAAGGTGACTAGCTGCGGTTCAGATTTCATTAGACGATCTGCTTCCATCTTATCGATACCGGCAATAGCAGCAAGCGCGCCAATCACAGCACCGGCCCCTGCAAGGTTCTTACCCCATCCTTCATCTACGAACTTTTCTTCTAGTCCAATCTTGTCAGCGACTCTGCCCGCAAGCTCTCGGCCTGCGCCAGTAGCAGCCGCCGTCCCCAAAGCCATCAACATAGGATTTTCTTCTAAAGCGTCTCGTCCAAATGCAAGTTTCTTGATTTCATCTAGCTCGTCTTTTCTTGGAGCTGAGTTATCAAAACCAATATCATAAAGTTCATGAATGCGGGGAATCATACCATCAATGATCTCCTCAAGATCATCACCTGGATCGAGACCGTTATCACGAGCTACGACATCGTAGATTTTTTGAAGCTTGCCACGTGCCGCTTCACCAAGGCGACCCGTGATACCTTTGTAAATTAATTCGAAGGCGTCATCGCTCTTTACGATTCTCTCAAAAATGTCAGAATCTTCTGCTGATTCGCCCACGGCTCGTCTGACCGGAGACTCTGGATCCATATCATCATACCAACCTTTTTCTAGGTTAGCGATGACTTGATTAGTCCAAATACTTACATCGCTTGAACCGATTTCTTCTAGGTCATCTAGTCTAGCTGCTACCTCGTCAACGGCTGCCGGGACTCTGATTGGACCGTATTTACCAAGAACATCTGCATGACGATGGATGATTCTATTAAGGATGGCGTTTGCTACACCTTGACTAGAACCTTCTGCTAGTAATGACTCGTTTGTGGATCGTCTGGACGAGTTTGGCCCCATTTCTTCTTTCAAAGATTTGGCGATATCAACTGCTCGCTTATAGTGGCTTAAATCCTCGTCGTCCCATGAGTATCCTGTATCGAATGAGTGCAGAGATTTGCTATTGCCGTTTACCATTGTAGGCCAAGCCTTAAACATGACGGCAGAGCCATCCTTTACATGAAGAACATCTCCATCACGAATGTCATCGGAAGTTTGTGTGAGATCATAGACTTCTCCATGACTCATATGTCTTAGGTCATGAACTTTGGGGGTTCTAGCCAACACTTTTTGTACATCGGCAGCGTCGTTATCTTTTATCTGCTTGTCCCAATATCTATCGGCGCCGCCTCTGGCCCGTTGCCTAAAGGGCTGTCTTTTATCGGGGACAGTCTCACCTCTTTTGGGCTGAGTCTTGACGAAATATCTTGCCATCAATTCGTCAGATATCTCATTAAGTTCAACTGATTCGGAGACCTTTGAAATACGTTCTATTTGATAGTTTCCCTCATTGTCGGGGTGGTCGAAAAATTTATTCATCGCTTTTAGATTATTGAACTTCTTAGTAAAAGGCTTCGCATTCACCCCGTACACACCTTCTACTTTTCTTGGCTCATGATCTTTAAGACCAACTTCTTGCAAAGATTCTGTGAGCATCCCGCTAAAGTCTAGAAACTCTAATGCTTGTTCGTCAAGCTGGATGATGACACCATCTTCCATAAAGCCAACTACTCCGCTTTCAATGACGAAGTGTTCGTTAAGTTCTAAATCAAAACTGTCATGCAAACCCACGGTGTCATTTACTTGGTGTTGGTTCTCAAGCTCTCTGAATAGCTTGTAAAGGTCTCTAGCATCACTCATTGCAATCTCCGAATGTATAATACTATTTATCCCCGAACGTTTCTTTTAGAACATCCTCTACTACACTAAGGTCATTCTCGTCAGCCTGATATTTGCAAGCGATGCCGCCTGCGTTGTCCCATGCACGAGTGTTCACTCCGTAGTCATCAATCAATACGTTAGGAGTACCGTCAGGCTGCACAGCGTATTTGTATTTTTCATGTTCGAAGATGATCTCATCAGCAGGAACATTGATATGTTTTGCAAGCCATTCACGCTTGCCCTTGATGCTACCTTCACGGTCAAAGTTCAATGGGCTGCTGAGAATACAATATCCGCTAGCATACTTCTTTACGAGATTGAGCAATTGATTAGCGGTAGCGAAGGGAGGAATGTCACGAAACAGATGATGTGCGTTGCTATCTTTAAAGAACGTCTCCCATTCATCTCTAGTCATTTCGTTGTAATGTTCAACGTCATGGATTTCAGCGGCATGATTGTAGAGGTCAGCCAAGACCCCATCCATATCAACATATACGATGGGTTTCGTGTTTCCTGCCGAAACGGGATTTTCCATAAATTTAACTATTTTCATATACTATATATAGCATGTCATATAGGCGAAGTCAAGTCCTTTTGTATAAATACATCTGCCGGACGAGGGAGCAAATGTATGCCAACTAAACTAACAGAACACTTTACACTAGAAGAAATGATTGTATCACCTACCGCCCAACGCTTAGGTTTGTCGAATACCCCTACACCAGAACATATTGAAAATATGCGTTATTGCTGCGAAAAGATTCTTGAGCCAGTACGCAAGCACTTTGGTAAGCCGATATCAATCAATTCATCATACCGCGCACCGAAGGTTAATGCTGCTGTCGGCGGTTCAAAGACCAGTCAGCATGTTAATGGTCAAGCTATTGACTTTGAAATCAATGGTATTTCAAACAAAATCGTAGCAGACTGGATTGCTGATAACCTAGAGTTTGACCAAATAATTTTGGAATTCTACGTAGAAGGTGACAAGAACTCAGGATGGGTACATGCTTCTATCAAGAAAGAAGGCGGCAATCGCAAACAGAAATTGATCGCAAAGAAAGACGGTAAGTCAACTAAGTACTTGCCAACTAATGATTTTGATCCAAAAGATGAATGGAAAACATTCTAAGGAGAGTTAAATGAGTTTGATACATCTTCAAGAAAAAGTAGGTGTTACTGCTGACGGAGCATTTGGTCCAGGCACATTAAAGGCTGCCATAGCTCACTATAAGATGACGCCGAGTCGTGCAGCACACTTCTTTGCACAATGCGCCCACGAAAGCGGTGGGTTCAAAGCATTCAACGAAAATCTTAACTATGGTGCTAAAGGTCTACAAGGCACTTTTAAGAAGTATTTCCCTGATGCTGCTACTGCTGCAAAGTATGAGCGCAAGCCGGAAATGATTGCCAATCGTGTTTACGCAAATCGTATGGGAAACGGTGACGAAAAGAGCGGTGACGGATGGAAATATCGTGGTCGCGGAGCTATTCAGTTGACTGGCAAAGACAACTATCTAGCATTCTCAAAGCACATCGGTGATCCAGAGGTCATGACTAACCCTGACGTTGTTGCGACCAAATATTCTTTTGAGAGTGCGATGTTCTTCTTTGAAACAAATAACTTATGGGCTATTTGCGACAAAGGAGTAGACGATGCTACTATTCTAGCTTTAACAAAGAGAATTAACGGCGGCACTCACGGGCTTGATGATCGCAAAGACAAAACTAAAAAGTACGCTGTAATGTTAGGACTTATTAAGGGCTAACAACCTTTTTGTCTCTACGAATAGGTGTATAATCTTTGCCCATGATAGGAGTTCTATCAGGCGCAATGTCGCTCAAAGAGATCATGTCATCACCGTACTTGATAGTCATGAATGACATGATCTTTTCATCATCGTCTGCAAATCCGAGTATCAAATGGTTCTTGAATCTAATCTTGTGCCTGGCAACCGGCTTTAATGCTACATCGTTGAGAATGTCATCAAACTTATTGGATTCCCTCTTAAACACGTAGTACTTCATTACGTTTTCCAAATCATAAATGCAACATAGTCTTTCTCAGACTCAAAATAAAATGTGTAGCCATTGTCACTATCATCAAACTTCCACTCAGCTTGGCAGTTCTTGCCGCACCACTCGATCATAGAATCGAGTTCGCCAAACGGAAATTTTACTTCAATTTTATGTGCGGTCGGAATATCTATGGACATTTACTCCCGATATCTTCAAAAACTGTGTTCCCGCCGTTGAGCGGTATTCTTCTCGGTAGTACAGATCAGAGATACCGGCTTGGAAGATGGCTTTTGCACAATCGATGCACGGGGCATGGGTGCAAAACAATGTTGCTCCTGACGAAGATTCAGTAGACTGCGCTACCTTCATCAGGGCATTCATTTCAGAATGGAGAACTTCGGGCTTAGTTTTTAGTGAACCGTCTTCTTGTATAACCTCACAAGTATTCGGCCATCCTGCAGGCATACCATTCCAACCATATGAGAGAATAGTATCGTTCTTTACAATCACGCTACCTACTTGAAGTCTTTTGGCGTGTGACATCTGGCTTATTCTTTCAGCGATGTCCATATAAAGGGATATGTATTTAGGTTTCATTTTAAATCTTTCATTACGACTTATAGGATTAAAGATAACCTAATCCCAGAGTGAGCGAAAATGCTTACCAAACAGTTCTAAACCTTCTTGGATGCGCTCCTCATGCAGACGATGTCCGACAGAATCATACCAGTGTTCACCGGGATTGTTGTCGACCATCTCATACGTGCCCTCCATCTTTCCTGTTATAGGATTTGGCCACTGCTTGTCTGACTTCTCCCAACTGATATTCATCTCACCATGATGATACTTGCTGTCATAGTCAACCAACGCAATCTGCTGAAAAGACCAAATCATCTTATCAAGCGTGTTGTCCCATTCATCGCATCCTTTTTGGAAAACTTCATCCTTGTCTTCTTTCATGAAGTCAAATGTAGCTTGATCATGATAATCTTCTGCGCTATCATTCACAAAATTTCCAGGCGTTCCGGTCTTAGTCTGTCTTAGTTGAATGAGGGCTGGCAAGATGATCAAAGACAAGGTGTGGTCAAACGACCACGTATCAAACTTGTCAATTTGAATATCTATCTTCCGTTCTTTTGACTTAAGATAGCGTCCGAGTTTTACCCTCATTGTGATACCTTCATACCAAAAAATGAGGGGTTTTGAAAGGACCCCTCGAACCTTTTGTATAATTACAGCGTGTTATCATAATACAACCATTTGATGATTAACACAAGTGAAACGGGTAATTATCCGTCAATAACCTTAATGACCATGTCTTCCCAAAGGGCAACGTCTGCTACGTCAGGTCCAAACATTGCACCATATGACAGTCCAACTTCCGTGTCAAGAAGGATACGATCAAATTGATCAACGACAGTCAGCTTACCGCGGCTCTCGTCAATACGTTCGACCTTACAATCGAACACTTCATCCAACTTCGATTCCCAAATAATACCAGTCATACTCAAATCTCCAAAAACTTTAATTGAAAGTGGTCAGCGTGAGGATCGTGCCCCTTATAGCCCCTAGGATTGCACACAATGCGTGTCTCTCCCATCATGTAGTCATGAGGATCGTGCATGTGTCCATGTGTCCAGAGGGCGATCTGAGGGCGATCTAGTATGAACTCAGACAGGTCACTATAGTAGCCGCCGTTCATCCATACATCTTTCTTGTACTTTTCGTGGATACTCAAGGACGTAGGAGCATGGTGTCCAACTACAACGTACTTCTTCGCAGGGTCACTGTCAACTACATTCTTGATGTACTCTACCGTCTCCTTATGATGGACTACGGAATCCAGAGGAGTAAATCTAGAATAGTTGCGCTGACTGTTACGAATGATTCGAAAGTCATTTATCATACCCTCAATGACTTGCATAGTAGTAGGATCATTCTTGTTCATATCCGTCCAGAGGGTGCCGCCTACGAAGGTCACACCATCAATCTCAACATGCTCTTTATCAAGGAAGTGAATGTTAGTATAATTCTTCATTTCTTCCCGCAGCCAGTCATAGGCATCAGGGAAGCGACCATGATAGAACTCGTGGTTGCCTGCAATGTAAACTACGTGGTCATACTCTGCACTGACATGTTGGAAGAACTCACGGTACTTATATGCAGCACTTTGATTACGTCCAGGCTTCATTGCGTCTTTAGGCACAGGCTTGTCAATGGGATGATCATGCAATGAATGTGCTACGCAGATATCGCCGGACAGAATAAGGACCTTCGCCCCCTCAGTGTTGGGGAGCGTGATAGTCTGAAACTCTAGATGTAAATCACTAGCTAATGCAATTTTCATTATTCTTCCTTCTTGCGAATCTCGTAGTAGATCAGCCCCGACGCATCCGGGAGATTTCTTCCATTTGTTTTTTGTCAATGACAGGAACGGCATTGCTCTTATGCATCGTAGCCACTCCTTTAATCAAGGTGCCTGTATAGGTATTTTCTTCTTTCTTGAACCCATTGCCCACCGTGTTTGAGGTAGGAACGGTGCAGCGAGACTCGTAGGTGAAGGTGCTTTCTTCTGCGACCCGCTTTTTAGGTTTCCTTGCGTTAAGTTGATCGCTATGAAGCCCGCGCTTGCGTAGCCAGGCCTCGTGTTCAGCTAATGCTCGTTGCTGGGGTGCAGTGAGTTTCTTTTTGATCTTACCCTGATTGATCGTGCTAACGAACACAGGTGCTAGGTGCATTGACACTGCTTAATCCTTATTCAAGACTTTACGATTGGCGATGTTACAAGACCCGCATCTGCGTTCTTGAATGGTCAGCTTATGGATGCCCTCACGAACAAGTTCGGGTTCACGATATTTGGTCCAAGTGTGCCAACCAAACCTACACCAAAAACTGGTCACAAGCAACTCCTCATCACGCAATGCCCTAAATGTGTTTTCTTTAGCTGCATTCATCTTATTCTAGCACCGCACTTGCAGTCCATGACTGACCCCATAGTCGAAATATATATCAACTATACGCCCAACCTAAGCAGTTGTCAAGTGTTATTTTGTTTAGTTACTTGCAGGTTTGTCGTCTAGTGCTTTGTAAGCGACAACAGCTACGATAGAACCAATCAGTAGCACTGACAGCGGCATGCCGGCAATCTCGCTAGACATGTCGGCCTGAGAACCGACCCGATCACCGACCCGAGGTGTCAGTGCGCTGTTTTGAGCAATGGCTTGACCAGCAACTAGGCTAGCTCCGATCATTAGTGCAGTAATAGTTTTTAGCATTTTTATTCTCCTGTAATATTAATTTTGATTTTTAGATTTTAGTTATTATCTGGTATGCCTATATTTATACCAAACTCTAAGTTTTCTTAGTTAGAAGACGAAGACGTATTCTTAAAGAGCAATCCACACAGAATCAAGATACCCCAAGCCTGGAGCCACCCGATTTCCTTGATTCCAGGAATAGCGGCAACGAGACAGGCATTCCAAAGCCACATGACCGGCAGGCTAAGAATAAGCCCGAGGACAACGATAACAGCGATACCGACAACAGCGATACCGACAACCTTAACGACAGTTTCCATTTTATTTTCCTTGTAGATGTTGACTTTTGAAGGGATATATTGCAGCATTACTGACTCGCTCGTCGCTTAATCAGCATGAGACATGCCGTGTTTTCATCGGGCCAAAAATGCTGGCACTCATTATTCTTTTCCCACTTGATAAATTCAGCAAGAACATCCCCGATGGTCTTGTTGCGTTCTTTCGCCATCTTCTGGACGATGCGCAGGGCGTGATCATTGTCGGTCACCATCTTAGTTGCTCCTACGATAGTTTACGCGGTCTTCAATCTCTGCACGAACCTCAGGAAAACGTTCCATCAGGGTCAGCAGAGTTCCCTCAAAGTAACCAGCAGAATATGCAGTCTTTGCTTCTGCGGGAACAGTTGCGGACTCAATCAAATAGTTGAGAAGTTCGGGGTTGGTCATTTCGGTCGTCATAGTCATCTTAGTTGCACCAGTAGGATTCAGAGTCGGGACGAAGGTAGTAGGGAGTATCAGCAGCAACCTGCACATCCTTGCCGCTCATCAGGTTCTTGACAGTGATGAACTTGGGAGCATATTCGATGCGGAACATGTCGTCAAAGTAGCCGCAGCCACGGAGAGCGTTGACTTCACGATCCATCGAAGCATCGTCCGGGCGATCATACTCGTAGGTCTTGACGAAGCGTTCACCGCTCTTGCAGCGACGATCATAACGATAAATCTTGAGAGTGTAGATCATGTTCGTATCTCCGTTTGTTTGTGTCTGTCTATGATTCAATGTAGCAAAGAGGGTAACCAATGTCAACCGAAAAGATCGGGTAAATGATCTTTTATTTGCGTTGCGATTGGGTGAGCAGTTTCACTACTTTACTTTGGTAAGCGACTACGGCACGGGCGCGTTGCCAGTTCGCAATCACTTCTGCTTTGTTTTGCACGGTAGCAAGCGTAGTGTCTGCGTTAATCGCAATCTCGGTGAAGTACATCGCGTTTTTGTTGGTAAAGTTTTCGTAAAAGTCAGCACTAAGCTGGATCACTTGCGCGTCGGTGGGTTTTGCGCGGACTTTGAAGAACATAGTATTCATCGTGATATCTCCGTTTGCTGCTGTCTATGATTCAATGTAGCAAAACGGGTACCCGAAGTCAAACAAAAAATGACCTCGGATACGATTTTTAATTACTAGTATGTGCAAGATGACATGTCATTCCAGATTTCTAAGTCGATCTTCAATCGCTATCGATAGATACAAAAGAAACTCTGTTTTGTCCATTCGATCAATGTAATCAGAAATTTCTTGGTAGTCCGGCCAACCTCCGGAGTCTTTTAGCAACGTGGACTTCTCCAGCCCATGTGCAACTTGCATTCGGAATAATTCTTCTACTGTATCGGTCATCGTTCATCACCTTTCTAGTCGAAGTCACATGTCAGGGTGCGATAGTCTTTCTTCGCAGGAGCGAAGCCTATGGCGATGACGAGACCCGAAACGATCACTATGCCGATTACGAAGCCCATCACCCTTCCACCCCTGTATCGGTAGGGATGCATTCCCAAGGCATCTTTGGCAAGGGCCTCCAAAGTGATGGGAAAATCTGGTGAGAAGCGGTCCATTTACCACGGACACAATATACGGCATACCAGCCCTCTGTGTTGGGCTTTTCTACTTTGACCTTTCTTCGGTTCCACCACGGACCTTCCTCTTCGAAACTGTGGTTGGGCCAAGAACACCAAGCGGCAATAACAGGATTCGCTCCATCGTGAGTATAGATCGCCGCGCCGTCTTTAGGTGCGTCTGAGATTGGTTTCCAATTTTTAAGTTCTTCCATATTATTATTCTCCTGTGCGGACAACGTAACCTCTTTCAAGAAATGTAATTTCACAATAGTTTACCCATCCGGATATAGAATCCAAATAAGATAAAAGATCAAGAAGGCCACCTTCGACAAATTGTGTCTTACGTGAAAGTCTTAGGCTCACTGGTCTTCTCCTTTAAGGGCGGCTCGGGCGGTTTTTCCGGGCTTTCCATCTGGCCAGTAGGGGTGACCGTCGATGGACCAATCATCAGCCATTGGTCCGCAACCAGTCATGTAAACTCCGAACCAGTTATCTTCGTCAGCGTAGAACTCCAAAGCCTCCCGCATCCGCTCCACCTCAGCGACTAGGAGTTCAAGGGTGTCGGCTGCTTCGGGGCCATCGGGATTTACAAGCCTCCGACCCCCACGAGGATGGCTATCGGTCTCACTGCGAAGGGAAATCAGAAGTTCGTCAAACCCTTCGCACAGACCGGCTATGTCAGTGGTGGTCATTGGGGGTTCCTGTTTAGGCGGCGGTGCTTTTGGGTTTGACGGGTAGAGTTTGCGTCCCATCACTCCCTCCCTGTATCGGTAGGGCGAAGGGCTGCGAGGATGGCGTCGGTGGCTTCAAGCGCATCCCCTCGCCCACAGTCACAACGTGATCGCCCGTGAACGTCAGGACGCCAAGACGAGCAACCTCGGCTGCACTCCGCGTCTTCCACCCAGCTTTTGACTTCATCCATTCTTTCGCTCACCCCTACCGGAACGACAGGGGATGCGTAGAGGGGCTGGACCACCATATTCATATCAGCGGCGACCTGTTCGGCAGTGGGCCTGTCACGGAAGACCAACCGTGGGTCTATTCCGTTCCCGTCAGCGCAGCCCCAAAGCGAAGCCTCCCCCTCTGGTGCAGGGGTGCGGCGGTTCCATGCTGCGATGGCTCCCGCGCGAGTGTTGTCCGGCCCAGTAATTTCGCAGCCGCAAGCATCGCAGACCACGCCAAAACTGTGCGGCGGGTTGTGCCAAAGGTTACTTTCGCCCCCACAGAACGGACAAGGTAACAGTTTCTCGCTCATCGTTCATCACCTTTCTGGTTGAGGGCGGTGTCAACCGTGTCCACGATCATCTTGGCGCGACGCCAGACACGGTCTTCGGATTGCTCCAGCAGCGGCGCGGCGGCACCCCGACAGGCCACCAAAGCCCGGCGCTGCTCTTGGTATGCTTTCAGGAGGGCGCGGAGGTCCGACCACGGAACAGGGTCGATTGCCGACACCTCAAGCCGCGCGACAACCGCCTCCATATCAGCGGGGAGTTCGTCGGGGGATGAATTTGACGAATCCCTCAAGACCGTAGTAATTTCATTAAAATAGACCCGACGATAAACCGAATACTCATCGGTTTTAAACTCTGGTTGATTTTTGATAATACGTTCGACATGGTCTTCGTCAACCGCTTCCACCATACGGGTGTATTCATCGTCGCGTTCATCGTCATTCATATACGTTGACGACGAAACAGTGAATTTTACCAGAAACAATTTCATGTGTATCTCTCTGTGTCTCAGCTTATAATTTAATGTATACACTTTATAAGAATAAAGCAACCTTTATTTTAGCAATTTTGATGTCTGTGCAGCAGTAAGGAGTCGATCAGCTGCCTGATGTAGTTGATCGAATTGCTCTTGCGTTAGCGTACCTAAGCGCTCCGCTTGCCCGATAGCTGTAATAAGATTACGCATGACGGGCTCAAACTGAGTCTCTGACTGTTTACGGACGTGACGGATTGCATCGATCTCATTCATTAGTCTTCTCCTTTAAGGGCGGCTCGGGCTTTGCGTCAGCGGGGAGTTCGTCGGGGGTCATGATGTTTCTCTCTGCTAGCATGGCGTCGGCAATGATGTAGGCAGCTTTTGCATAGTTAGAGGCGTCGGTGTACCAGAACGCGCGACCCGATAGAAGCCCCGTCAGTGCAGTCATTGCAAACTCATCGCGGGTCCGATCGTAAACCGGCACTGCGGGGTGCGGGTAAGGCTCGTGCAACAGATCGGCTATGTCAGGGGTGGTCATTGGGGACGCTCCATGTATTTTTCTACTTGATGACCGTGGAAGCGGGCGGTGGTCCAATCTGCGCCGCATCGCGGGCAGGTGAGAACAACGTCAAAATGTGATCGACCGATACCGTCAGTGCCGCCGGGAACGACCCGGCCATAAAGCCCGTCTCCCCACCACCCTTGTTCCGGCATTTTGTGTCCGAACAAATCACAACGAAAACTCTGCCGAACCATCACCCTTCCCTCCCTGTATCGGTAGGGCGAAGGGCTGCGAGGATGGCGTCGGCGTTACTACGCTGCGTCGCGTTGTCGGTAAAACGATAGTCGTAGGGTAACTTGACTAGGACAAACCCAGTATCGGCATGAACGATGTGGCGCTCGCCGGTAACTGTGGTTCGATACAAAAAGCCGTCTGCCATCGGCTCGTCAACTGTGGGGAAATCAATCTCCCTGCTCACCTCTACCGGAACGACAGGGGATGCTGCGAGCATTGCACAGTAGGCGGCTCGGTAACTGCCTTCGCTGCCGACATACGCGGTGAACATCGCGTCCAACATCGCTTCGGTCGGCTCTACCGGAACAGTCCGCCACGCCTCCCCCTCTGGGGCAGGGGCAATGCCGACAGATCGCGCACCTGCAGGCCCCATGAGTTCAGCGAAGTGATAGGCGCAGATATACCGAGTGAGGTTGTGTCGTTCAGGGTTCGGCTCGTCATACGCAAACTCCTCCCCAACCTTTCGGACCGCAGGCTTTCCGCACCAGCAGAGTTCGCCTCCGCAAGTCACGCTAACAAACAGCGGCTCACCCTCTGGTGCATGGGCGGTCATTTGCTTTCTTAACATGGGCGGTCCTTTTGGATCAGAGGGGTATAGTTTTAGGCGTCTTTTGCCGGCTTTGTCAGGGGTGCGGGCGGCAAGTAAACGGCGTTCGCACTCGGCCCATGTTATAACCTCGCCACCCTCGATACGCACAAGGGCATCCGGGGACAGGGTGACTGTCGGCATAAACGGGGTCATTGTGATTCTCCGAGCTTCTCGGTAGTTACTTCAAACATTATCAAATCTCTGTTTCTCAGCTTATACTCTATTACATACGCTTTACAGGAAAAAGCAACAGTTATTTTGAAACTTTAGCATTTCCAGACATCAATTATTACTTAACCAAACCCTTGAACTCGGCAATACTGAGCTTGGTCACTTCCTCATAAGTGGCATCCTGGAGATTGGGCGCTGCACTGATACGCCTCACAATCTCGGCCATACGGTCGTACTGACTATCCCGTTCCTTCTTATTCCAGAGAAGCCAACGCGGGAAACGCAAAGCCCATTCAGGGATACCAGCAGCACGACGGACCTCATCACGTAGCAGGCCACGGCATTTGTCCATGCGCGCCCGCTTATCGTAGTGCTTCCGCCAGAGCATGATGTTGTAAGCCTGAAGGGCCTGCGAAGCAGTGTGCCCCGAGGTAACGTCCTTCGGATAGTCAGGACATACCGCCGTCCACTGTTCGGTGCCCGATCCTTTACAGGTCAGGATGATTGTTTGATCTTGTTCAGCCATAATATATTCCTATTTCTCAGCTTATGATTTAATATAGACAAAAAGGTACCCGAAGTCAACCAAAAACGACTTCGGGTACGATTTTAATTCCAGTTTTTAAAGTTACCTTCGGCTTCGTTTCCTGCGTATCCTGCAAGATAGGCTTCGATTTCCTCAGGAGTCATCCGCTCCTTCTCAACCCTTTCGCTGGAATAGCTACCACCTTTGTAGTAATGAGGGTTACTACCCCGACCGTAGTAGCTATCAGCCGAGCCTCGGTCCCAGGGACCTCCGTGACGTTCATCATACTTTTCTGACATTTTATATTTCCTTATTTCTTGAAAAACTTGAGGCGCAGACGTTGACCGACTTTCCACACCGAAGCTACTTCATCGTAGTTCAGATGGATCGGACGAAACTCGTCGTTGGCAGAAACCCACTTGGCGCTAGACGGACCGATCTCATATTCAGTGACTTCAAAGTCAATGGCATAACCACTCTTGTAAATGACCCGAAGTGTAAAGACTTTTTGAAAAAGCATTTTAAATCTGATGTCCTTGAATTTTGTGTTTCTCAGCTTATGATGCACTCTAACAAAGAGCGTACCCGAAGTCAACCTTTTTTCACCGAAATGTGAATTGCGCTCACTCTTATTTATACGCTAACGCACAAAACGGTGAGATGTAGCTCTCGGGCCCTGATCATGGATTCCTGCTGGTTACGACCTTGTCAATCAGACCATAGATTCGTGCTTCTTCTGCACTCATAAAATAGTCTCGTTCCATATCAGCGGCGAGTTGCTCATACGTCTTACCACCGCTATTGTGCTTGACATAGATTTCGGTCAACGACTTCTTCGCAGCAAGAATTTCACGAACTTGAATTTCCATATCAGTAGCCTGACCACGTGCGCCTCCCGAGGGCTGGTGAATCATATGTCGAGCGTGTGGAAGCATCATTCGCTTACCGGGCGCACCTGCTTGTGCAAGAAGCGAACCCATCGAACAAGCCTGCCCCATCACAATCGTAGTGATTTCCGGCTTGATAAACATCATGGTGTCATAGATCGCCATACCAGCAGTGACGCTACCGCCAGGGCTATTGATGTAGAGAGAAATATCCTTATCTGAATCTTCTGATTCAAGATAAAGAAGCTGTGCAACAATCAAGTTAGCCATCTGATCATGCACTTCGCCCTCAAGCAAAATGACACGCTCCCTGAGCAAACGTGAATAAATGTCGTAGCTGCGTTCGCCGCGGCTGGTTTGTTCGAGTACGATTGGGACTAGGCTCATGTAATATCCTTCTTAATGATTTAATAATGATAGACTACTTTGGTGCTAAAAGCAAAGAGTTTGGATACCTATTACTTTCGCAATGAACGCCTTATCATTGAGTACCCCTAACCTCGATCAATCTTGAACGTGAAGTTACCCTTGATGCCGGTGCTGTAGTACGTCTTAGAAGCCGATAGATAGACACCCTTGATGCTATTGCCGGGATAAACTGCGTTGAACTTATCTAGTATCCAATTTTCCTTGTCTTCCTTGGCCTCAGTATAAACCTGTATCAACGCACCGTTGTTTAGGATGTCTGCGGCTGCCTTGCTGAATCCAGTAGTCTCGTTTACTTCCTTTGCAACTTTGTGTGCTATTGCAGCGATTAGATGGAAGTATAAACTGATTCTTTCTGGGTTATCCGGCTTTCTAGATTTAGCTAACCTTATAAGATTATCGCTTAACCCAAGATCATCGATCTTATCTTCTTTGGTCGGCGGGATGTCCTTTAAGTCACGAATCTGTACAGCATCTTCTTCATCGATGATACCAAACTTAACTCCTAAACCAAGAGGAGCACCTACTTGTCCTGATGCAGCTATCTCACGCAACATTTCTACAACTTCGGAATGTTCAGCTAACAACTTTTTACCGTCAGGAGTGTGAGCTAGTTCATCAAGGCTAGTGATGAGATTCTTTGTACTAGCAGTTGCACCGGTGCCGCCTTTGCTACTAACCTTTATATATTTGCCGTCTTCTTTAGACATCGTACTATCACTCAATCCAGCAGTCTTGCTGAAATCAAATGAGATTAGAGTATCGTCAAAGCTACCGCCCAAAAAGATTTTAGCAGCTTCATCTGCATTACCTGTACATTGACCTCTTTGGAGGGCGATAGGTTGCAAGATTTCACAAAAGTAATCTCTAAATGCAGAGAAGCTAGTCCCGGCAGGAGCCGAAAAGGTCATTGGTAGCGGATCACCTTCAGCCAGCCTATGTGCAACTGCATACAGCGGGCTGTCGGTACCTAAGCTTATTGAAAGCTGAGTAACAATATTATTTACCGTTAGGTCTGTCTTTTCTGTCAGAAGTTCCTGAGGGGTCAGCCCGGCTTGGGCTTTCAGTGCCGTCTTAGTTGCAAGTTTATACCCTGCTACATGATTAGGAACAAAGTTAGATACGAAGTTAGCCTTGACATTTTCTAAATATCTACCAAAATATAAAGGACCAGCAGGACCATTAAAGGTAGCAATAGCATACCCTCCCGTACGACCGGTGCGGGTGTTCAACCATTGCACGGCACTGTCAACGGAAATTAGAGCGTCGTTTAGCTCCTTATACTCTAATTTTCCTCCCTGTCCGGGGACAAAAATGATGTTGTCGAAAGTGATCTCGTCACCGTCGCTATTGCGAAAAACGTCACCCGTTCCTCTGCCAGCCAGTCCTGTACTCATTCGTTGATAAGTTCCAATCTGTCTACAAGGTCATGCATTAATTATTTATTCTTTCGGGTTATGTAGTCGTATATAAATACAGTATGGATACCATACTTAATAGGAGAATCATATGGAAATCGCACTAGCTCTCTTAGCCGCATTAGCACTTTTTGTCGGTTATCACGCATATAAGAAGTATACTGACAGACGCAATGAAGAATCAGAACCCGTCATCGATAAAGAAGTTTTACCAGAAGTCTGGCCACCGGAGCCTGAGATCGAGGAAGTTGAGATCACGGACGTTCCTCAGATGGATTCTCCGTCAGAGGAAATTCATGAAGCGGAAGAAGCTGTTAAAAAACCGATCAAGAAGCCTAAGATTAAGATTGCAAAGTAATCTAACTAAAGATGCAAGATATCGGCTTTGATGTCCTCGGTGATCTAAACTTATCACCCGAAGACAGCTTCAATTGGGAAAACAAGGCGTCTAGTTTGTACTGTATTGTGTCGGGCAACATTAGTTCTGACTTGCGAACTATACTTCAAACGTTAGCACATCTTGGTACTTGTTATCAGGGTGTGTTTTTCGTTCCGGGTACATTAGAGTATGAGACTGCCACTGACATTCAGTCTAGGACAGAAGAGTTGATGAATTTAACTCTTCCTATTCCTAATGTTTGCATACTACATCACCATGTAGTGATGATTGACGGAATTGCCATCATTGGTGCTAACGGATGGTCTAACGTTGATACCGACAACCTAACATTAGAAAACTTAATGGAAGCAGCGTCGAGAGAAGAAGATACAACATATCTATATAAATCTATTGAAAAACTTCAAAGACATTTGGATATCACGAAAGTCATTGTTGTAACTAATGCAGTACCTCACCCAGACTTGTATTTCAAAGAAACTCCTGAAGTAACAGCGGCCCAAATACCCTTGCACGTTGCTTTAAAAATTGATACTGAACGCAAAGTAACGCATTGGGTATTTGGAACCTATGATAAGATGGTTGACACTTGTTTAGGTAACGTAAATTATGTCAATAACCCTCGCCCCTATAAGCAACCTTATTGGGCCAAGAGAATAACATTGTCAGTCTGATTCTGCTTCGACTTTGACCTGAAGCGGAAATCCTTGGGCACGTGCATCAAGTGTCACTTCGATACCCTTTTGTTCTGCAATTTCATAAGGCAAAACTGCAACAACTGCACTACCCTTTTCGTGAACATCTACTGTAATCTGCGTAGCAGTGTCCGGATTGTAGTTGAAATATTCACATAGACTTTCAATCACAAATTCCATCGATGTGTGTTCATCATTCATGTAGATGACCTTGTATAGGGGCGGCTCCTTGAGAGCAACGTTGGGTCTAATCTTAGCTTTTGGTTCTGCATTTGCCATTAATATGATTCCTTTAAGAAGTGCTTGCAGCCACAATGACTGCAAGCACTATGTTACTTCTATTATTTATTGTACGAAATAGCAATTGTTTTGGGCTTTTGTTCGTCAGGAACCCTACGCTCAAGTTCAATATTGAGAATACCGTTCTCTGATGTTGCCCCTGTCACTTCGACATGCTCCGCCAAAGTGAATGTGCGAGAGAAGCTACGGGCTGAAATACCGCGATGCAGGTATTCGACTTCCTTCTCTAGTTCATCAAGACTTTGTGTTTGCTCACCCTTGATGGTTAGAAGATTCTTCTCTACTGTGATAGAGATGTCCCCGATGTTAAACCCAGCCACAGCAAGTTCAATGGCGAAATGATCGTCATCATGCTTTACTACGTTGTATGGGGGATAATTTGATCCGTTTGCTTGCTGTGCATTGATTCGTAGAAGTTCGTCAAAGACGTTGTCGAATCCTACAGCAAATTTATGAATCGACGGAATGTCGAGGGAACGAAGGCTTAGATGTGCATTAGTCATGTTTTATCTCCTATGTGTTAGCAAGACTATTATCGTAGACCTATTAAAGCATCTACGATATTATTTAGTGTATACTATTACGTAAAAAAATATAGTATTTCGGGACTAAAAGATAGATTTAGGCTCATTGATATGTTCTACGTCAATGATCAAATCAGTTAGATTATTCTCTTTATACTTATTGATGTGGAAGAGGTGCGGCATCAGTACACGCTCAATCTCAGTATGAAGTCCGCGGGCACCTGTCTTTAAATCTATGCAGTTCTGTGCAATTTTTTCGATAGCCTGATCGGTGAACGAGAGATTGATATCATCAATCGAAAACAGATAGGCATACTGCTTAATAAAGCTGTTCTTGATATCAGTTAAGACTTCTATCAGTTGTGGTAGGGTCAATTCTTGTAGCGTGATTGTAGTGGTGAACCTACCGATGAATTCTGGAATCATTCCGAAACGAGTTAGATCATCGGGGGTGACTTGATTGATGTTAGGCTTTTCGTTTTTGGACTTTACGTCAGCTCCGAAGCCGATAGAGGTTCCTTGAGTCCTAGACTTAATAACATTCTCAAGTCCAACGAATGCTCCGCCTGCAATGAATAGAATGTTCTTAGTATCAACTTCGATTGATTCTCCCTGCGGATGCTTACGCTTTCCCGCAGCACTCACTCTGCACTTGGTACCTTCTACTAACTTTAGAAGTGCTTGCTGCACACCTTCGCCGCTCACATCACGAGTAATGCTAGTGCTTTCGCTCTTGCGGGCAATCTTATCAATTTCATCGATAAACACGATTCCGCGCTCTGCTTTGCTAACATCATTGTCTGCCAAAGCAAGCAGCATCGAAATCATACTCTCTACATCTTCGCCTACATAACCTGCTTCAGTAAGGCTAGTTGCATCTGCAACCACAAACGGCACATTAAGATACTTTGCAACTGCCCTAGCGAGTAAAGTCTTTCCTGATCCAGTTGGACCAATCAATAAAACGTTACCCTTCTGAATCTCAAGGTTTTTGGGCGGGTGATTGATTCGCTTGTAGTGATTAGATATCGCAACTGCTAACACCTCTTTGGCGTCATTTTGTCCAATGACCAACTGATCCAAATGTTTTTTAATGCTATATGCGTCGAAGTTTTTAGATTCTATTTCCTTTTTCCCCTCACTGTTCTCTTCTTCCAGTAGCTGGGTGCATAACGAAATACAACTGCTGCAAATCGAAACGTCTTCACTTACTATTAATTTTTTTACTTGGTCTTTGTGGTTTCCGCAGAAAGAACAGTTTTGTATCTTATCAGTCATGTGTCTTACTTATCTTGGGACTGATTTCGTTGAAGATATTCTTCAATCTGTGCCTTCTCGTTTTCTGAAAGCAAGTCAACATCATACTCACCGGACCCAACCTTGCTTATGAGGTGGCGAACATATGCTTCGTCATACAAGTACGAATCACTATTTTCTTTACTGATTTCAATCCACTTGTGACCGTCAAATTTAAAAACTTTATTAGGAAGAACATCCACGCGAACAAATATGTCAGACTTCTTCGCAAATTTAGGAAACTCGGTTCCAAAGTTAGTGTTACTTGGCTCAGTATCAGGTTTAGCAGAAAACAATTCAGGGCGCATTCCTAATAGCGCAGCCTTACTCATAGATTTCCCCTCAACGTCGTAATAGCCTTCCTGTATTTCATGAAGCGTTACGCCCTCAGTTTGGATTTCTACTCTTTCTGCAGGCTCTGCCCCACTCGGTTCCGACTCATCGGCATCGGGAATAGGTTCTTCAGGTAGTGGTTCTCCCACCGTGTCATCGACTTGAGCAACATCGTCTTGTAATACTCTTGTATCTGAGACATAATCTTTAATTTCCTCAACACTAGCTGGCTTAACATCGGGTTCATCCTTACTGTCAGTCTTGTTTTTTTCTTTCTTTGCGTCCTCTTCATCCCACTTGTAACTACCCTGTGCAGCTATCATGAGCATAAGAGCTAGAGGATCAAAGACAAGAACGATGAGAACGATCATCCATCGTACTGCACGTTCTAACAGGTTTGTATCGGGGTTATCCCCGTAGATCATTGCAGCAATATATTTGATAGGACCTACTTCTGCTTCAATCTTGCGTATCTCTGCACGAATAGGTGCAACCTCTTCGTTAAGCTGTGCGATTTCGGCTTGTTCGGCTGCTATCTCTTGGAGTAGTCGATTGCGCTCTGTTGCTTGTTGCCTGCGGACCTGAATTGCACGATTAGCCCCTCTGTCGTCATCTGTTCTACCTAGTAACTGGTCAACCTGGCTGTTCATTTGCTCAATCGCCCTTTGGTTCATGGCAATGTTTTCCTGAGAAATCCGAATCCTTTCATCAACCAGTTCAACCCTAGCTGCTGCATCTCCGCTTATTAAGTTCTGGTCACTGTGTGCTTTTGACAAGAAGCCAAAGATACCCATGCTAGTCAACAATGCAAGAGCGACGACTGCAGGAATAAGGTAGAGCTTCATCACCCAACCGCACCTATCCCAATATCTATGTAACCAAACAGTTGTGACTATCTTAGCTAGTTCTAGGGAGCCTCCCATGATCATGATAGGGATGAGCGCAGCAGCGAAGATAGCCATCAATCCCTGAATAGAGTACCAAGCCGCAACGGCACTCAATGAAAGAGCAACTAGTAAGGTGATAGTTGCAAAACTGAATATTTTTTTATTTAAAGTCATGCTTTATTTATACTACTATCCCCTGAGGATAAAGTTAACTATTTTCTTCTTTGATGAACAAGTGGCCATATGTCCCGAGAAACTCGTCTATACCCATAAGCAACTTTCTCGGGATACCCGGACCTTGCCTGACATTAAAGGTGACCCAAGGACCAGTATCTCTACGTCTTACTTGAGTGACTTCAATACTATCACCATCTTCAAACGTATGGTGAAGCCCTAATAGCTTCGCAGACCATTCGGCTGTTACCTTCTCCATATCCTCATCGTCTTCTATCATTAGATTTTATCTCCTCTATGCTTTGCGCCTAAACGCATGACTAGCACCAACGGTACAATGAGAATAGAAAGTCCGAGAAACAATGGCCAAACCAAACATGCAACAATACCCATAGTGAAGGTCCAACCAAGACCATAAATCCCAAAAAGTTTATCAATGTAAGTAGCAAAATATGCATATACTACCAACAAACTAAAAGCTACGGTTAAATATATCATTCTTCCGCTCCGAATAAAAACTCTTTAGCTCGGATTTCTGTAAGCGACTCGTCCTTCATAGCACAATCAAAGCAGATTTCTTCATGATTCAACCCATACGGGCGGGTTTCGGCAATAATACCGCAGCATTCGCACCGTTGAGGTTCCTCTTCAACTACAACTACAATCCTGCCCATTTCATTTATGCCGATCGTTGTATTTGATGTCGCTTAACACGAGATTGTATATAGCCCATGTAGCTCCTGCAAGTAGAGCAAACGCAGCAACAGGAAGCATAATCTGCGGGATAGCAACAAATGCAGTCGGCACTACAAATGCAAAGGTCATGATAGCAGCCGTCTTGATAGCTGCTCTAGTCTTGGCACTCAACGTGTTGTATTTTTCTTTAATGTTCATTATCATTCTCCTTTATCATCACGGAATCGAACAAAGCGCGGGAAGCGCAGTGAATATGTACCATCTTGATTCTGCGTAACAGCATCAGCAAGAATCTCGACAGTGCGACCAACAATCAGATTACGATCTTCCCATAGACTGTCTCGCTCTGCGTCACTGAATCCACTGCCAGCGTTGACAGTGATCTCCTTACCATCATCAACACCATTGCAGACCAATGCGCCAAGCCGACCCTTATTGCGACCAGTACCTTCTTCAAGACCGATCACTTCAAGGTCGACTGTGATAGTAGGCTTCCACTTCATCCAATCAGTGCTACGCTTACAGAGATAAGGTGCGTCAAGATTCTTGATCATGATGCCTTCAAATCCTGCATTCACCATTTCATTGGCGTAACGTTCAGTCTGGTTCTTACCTTCGTTTGTATCAAGGTCAACTTGAAGATGAAGAAGAAGTTCAGCGTTGGGCATCTTATCAAAGGCAGGCTGCATAGCTTCAAGCAAAGCGATACGCTTGCTCAACGGTGCATTCCAATGACCGCGTTGGAAGTCAGCAAGCGGGAGAACATCAAATACGTGGAACACGCTGTCAGCAGCATCGACATTTTCTTTACGACGAGCCTGACGCATCAGTTCTTGGAAAGTGTTGCCGACGACTTCGCCGTCAAGGACAAATCCTTGCTTAAGAATGCCGCTCTGCATGTCATCCACTTTATCAGCAGCAGCGATAAGCTCTTTAACGTTGTTGCAGATTTGGTCTTCAATGTGCGAGAAGTTGTCAAACAACTTGCCGTTACGGCTGTAGCAAATAACCGAACTGATCGAACGGTCGTCGATTGACCAATTAGGCTGAACAATCATAATAACACGCACACCGTCTAGTTTCGGTTCAAGCCGCTTTGTGCCGCGCATTTCAGGCCTGCCTTCGCTGTTCGAAGCAAGCTGGCAACTGAATATCGGAATTTCGTAAACCGTTTTCTTAACAATCTTGTTGATTGTGGTCGCGCTGATGCCGCAACGCATATCCCGACGAAGGATAGGAGCGTAGAAGTAATTCCACTCATCACTGTCAAACCGTTCAGCAAGCCCCTGAATAGCATCACGCGCATCATGCCCGGTCACGCGCCGAGCAAATAGGTCTTCTAGAAGCTGGTAGAAATCATCTACTGGATTTTCTGCACCAGTGATACCTACTGTGTCGGGAATCTTCTTTACACCGAACGTGATGTATGGATCATAGCATACGTTTAGTCCTCGCAGAAACCGCGAAGAGATGTCATTGCCTAGCTTTGCGGCAGTCAATGCTTGAAGAATGACATCTTCTTTATGAAGGCGAGAATCGCTTTCAGTCAGCTTTTGAATCCAAGATGCAGACATGTGTTTCCTTTAGTTTATATAGCGACTATACAGCGAAGACAAACAAAAGTCAAGCCTTACTTTTTCAGCAGATACCAAGTAAGGTCAGGACCTTCAACCTTAAGGGTGTCATCAGGATATTTATTAATATCCCATGCGCTACCTAGAGGCTTAATCTTTAACATCTTTGGATTTAATTTTATGATAGTTCCAAGACGGAGTTGATTGCTATCAGAGTAGGCAACGTACTCCCCTACTGAGAGCAGTCTACCTAACTTGTCTTTGTGTTCGGGAACAGGGTTTGCCATCTTATGCTTTCAACATCGCTCAAAAAGGAATGTCGTCTTGGTCTACCCACCGCGGTTTTCTAACAGGACCAACATACTGATCAGGCTGGATCATCACATATTCAGGATGAACAACCTGATCCTGAATCCAAGGAATAGCATCGTTGTAATCTTGACCGCCGAACTTAGCTTGACCAACCCAGACAAGGAAGCCAGGATAGGTTGCCTTAGTATATTCTACATACACTGTATTATTGTGATACTTGCCATCCCAAGCACCGTTGATAACACTAAAATTGATGGAGCCATCTTTGTTGATGCCGATGACTTCGCACCAAAGCGAAACATTGCCGGTAGTGTCTGCGATTGCGATTTGCATTTTATGCTCCTGCTTTCAAAATAAGCCAAATAACTTCTTGTTCGGTCAGCGGCCGCTCCTCGCCAGTTTGACGATTCTTAACATATTCATATGAACCGTCTTCGTTCTTGCGAATGACATTGTTTGCTCTATATAAGTCTGCTATTTTAGGCATCCCAGTGAACTTCTTCCAGTATGTCTCACCGGTATCATAGTCAAAATATTCAGCATAGTGAGGGCTCAGTACAGATTGGAGTCGCGATACCATCGGGATCCAAGCATCGGATTCTATATCCACAAAAACAGACTTGCCTTTTCCTGCGGTAAGCATTTTGACTTCCATACTCGGACGGCAAGAGCGCCCTACACTTTGAATTGGTATCGTCCAATCCGTCATACATAAACCCTAAAAGAAAATACAAGAAGCGGACAAGCCAGCACACTGAGGGAATTTACAACCCACTTAAGGGAGACCCAATATACGACCTGCCATTCGGGACTTGTCCGCTTCCTGTAACTCTTACACAACTTTCACGTGGCTAAGTTGAGTACGATCTTCTTTGTGGGATTTAACCTTACCCTTGACACGGATTTTAGAACCAAGTTCAATCTGATCACGAAACGCAAAAAACACTACAGCATTTTCAACAATAGCAGTAACATAATAAGTGTTCCAGTTGTTGCTATAGTTGCAGCGCACGACTTCGATTTCAAGATCAACCACGGTACCTGCTGCTTGATTCAGACAACCCTGATGATCGAGGAGACGATTGCTCTGCTCGCGCCGAACCTTAGAACGCTCATACGAAGCAGGGAGAGACGAAACAACAGCAATATCATAGAAGCTGTCAACAATCTCTTTGTCAGCAATCTTGAGCATGGTCTGCTCAAACTCACTCAGAGTCTTTCCTTGCAGGATCTTGAACGTCAGAGAGTTGCAGTACTGCCGTACCTCTTGCCCCTGTTCACGATCATCATCGCTGATTTCAAAATCACCGCGAAGAAACTGAGAAGTCAGCTTTTTGTTAGCGACCTTCTCGACCGAAAGGACATACCCGTCAGTATCGTAAAGATGCTTGTCTTCCTTGATATATTCACCGTTGATGCGCTGTGCAGCACAAGCAGCAGCAAACACTTCGTCGGTCGAATAAGAAATCTTGGGAGCTTTATAACGAGACATGTGACGCTTCCGTTGCTTCAATCTATGATCTTAATGTATAGATTCTTTGTGAAGAAGTCAACCCTTAAATGCGGGTTTTGCGATTTTTCCAACGACGCCACATGGCCTGGGGAATGCCCATCTTGTAGGCCCACATAAAGTCCATCACAACCATTCCAAGAATGAAAGCGACAATCACGTAAGTAAACATAAAAATTTCCTTTGTTTGAGTGTATACGCTAGCAGGGCCAGCGTGTCAACAATTATTCTGCCGACTGAGCAGTCTCTTCACACCAGTCTTTAAATCCCTGCATGGCATGTTCGCGCAGGGCCTCGGCTTCACCAATGACATCATTGAGGAAGTCAACCAGAGTCAATGGATGTTCCTGCATGATGGCTGTGACATCCTTTTTGATCGGAAATGCCTCACCCATGTCCTCATCCCACTTGAAAGTTAGTTTCATTGCATTAGTCCTTGTTTGTGTTGTCGATGTAGTGTGTAAACAATATAACAGATTTTAAGAAGAAGTCAAGTTCTTTCTCACTTCCTATTATCATAATAACAGGACTCTAATTAATGTCAAGTGTTATTTTGAGACCTTAGCATCGCTAGAAACCTCATCAGTGCCACAGACCAAAGCCTTGCCATAGACCTCAGCATTGCCATAGACTCTAGCATTATCAGAGACCTCAGCATTGCCATAGACTCTGGCATTATCAGAGACCTTAGCATCACCGGAGACCCAAGCATCACCAAAAACCAGAGCGTTGTCATAGACCTTAGCATTGTCAAAGACCATAGCATTGTCAAAGACCATAGCATTACTACGGACCTGAGCATCGCCATAGACAATAGCATTACCATAGACCAAAGCATTGCCAAAGATCCTAGCATCGCCAAATACCTTAGCATCGCCATAGACCTTGGCAAAACTAGAGACCCGAGCATTGCCAGAGATCGCAGCATCGTCAAAGACCTGAGCATCGTCAAAGACCCAAGCATTCTCTTGAAGGTTCTCGATATTCTCGACAAACCCGCCAAGCTCACCCGCCTTAACGCGATGATACGGCATATCTATAAGCGCACGAATGCGATACAGCGTCCGACCACCATGTTCGATAGTTTCATCTGTCAATTCATAGTTCATGCCAGTTCCTTTAAGTTCTTGCGTGTTTTTCTTAAGCCTAGCCGAAACGATAGCCCGCGAACCGGATTCGAAGCCATCTCGAACATGTTCGATGTTCTTGAGTTCCCGTCGCAACATAGCTTCCCGCTCTTTCAGGTGGTCACGAAAGACATCACTGAGTTCCGGAGCAGCGATCATAATACGATGTCCGTGAATCTCAACTGACCTAACAGGATCATGCAGAAGGTTACGCAACGTGGCTGTCATTGCTTCTTTAGTCAATTCGTAGTTCATACCTTAACCCTTCTTAACCATCGATTCAACGACATCCCAGTCAGTGTGGCCTTCTTCGCCCCACTTCATGCCCTCGTTAACGAATTCGTAAACAGCCTCAACGAAGTCAGCGTAGGGTGTACTGGACGGCCCCTCACCACATCGAGCACCAGCATCAAACATGGCTTTCATTTGAGCCATTGTCATCGTGAAAGTTTTGTCAGTCACATCAGTTGACATTGTCTTCCTCTTTGTTGAATTTTTTTTAGTCGGCCCTACGGCCAGCGCCGGTGGCCCACCACGGAGCCTCGGCCTTTGCCGCTTCTACGGCTGCGTTCCAGCCGCTAGCCCATCCATTGGCTTCGTCAACAGACATCCAAACAGGGGCATCGGAGGCATCACGTTCTTCGTGCCACTCTTTCGTATTCATATTGTCTTTGCGGTCCATGTCGTTGTATCCTTCGATTCAATCTATGATTCAATATAGCAAAATGGGTACCCGAAGTCAACCGAAAAATGACCTCGGGTACGATTTTTATGCTTCAATCATTTCGATGCTATTTGCCTGGCTGTAGAAGTCAGGGGCAACACTTGCAGTGTTCTTAGCATTGATGTCTGCCTTAAACTTTTCAGCTTCAGCGCGGGTATCGAAATCGATGTGCCAGTAGTCTTGGCCCCAACCACGCTCTGAATCTACGCAGTGAACACGAAACTTAACATTAACTTGTGCCATTTGCTATCTCCTTGCTACATACTAATCATAACAAATACGAAGCCAATGTCAACCTTTTTATCCAAAAAAAATGCCCGAAGATTCAGACATTTTCTCTCTGTTTAAAGCGGGGCTACCATATATTTAGTACGTACCGTTGGCATAGATGACTATTTTACCGATTCCAGATATTCATCTACTGTGCCGTACAAGGTCATGAGCATAGCTATCTTATGATCGTAGATTCTAATATAGGGTTTTTTCTTCTTCTTCTCATCGATTGTTGCGCCGATGTAATAGGGGCAATGTATCTTCTTGTTTAGAAGCATAACATAGCTCTCCCAGTTCGCCCCCGTTGGCGAGACCGTGTTCGACAGCTCCTGCTTAAGGTCAAATGTGTAGTGAGCGATGTTTGCTTTTGTGAAGGCAGAAGCACCAACATCAGTTAGTCTAAGGCCGTTTCCTCTTCTCCCTGTAACAAACCATTCAAATATCAGCTTGTCAGGTTCATGGTTGTTCCAAGGAAAGTCCGGATCATCCCGAGTTTCAGCCAAGATAGTTTTGACAATTTCAATTTTAGTCTTGGGATAGGTCATCAGGGTAGACCGTTCTACCGGTGTTCATAAACACTACAGTAAACTTGTCAGTCTTAAATTGTGAGTTTAGTTTTCTGCATAAGTTCCTAGCATGGCCTGGATTTGAAAAACTTGTTTTCTTGTATTTCGGAGCAGCGTCGTTTGCTAGATAATGTGAAGACTTGAGGTTGATAGGCTGACCGTCGTAGAACACAGCCCAAATTCCAGCAGCCTCTACAATCTGGTCACACTTGTAGGTCTTCTTATCTACATGCTCTAATAGTACATTTGGTTGCGTTCTACTCACTTGAATGATCCGCCCTTAACTTCGACTTGTATTACCTCGTTTTGATTCTTATTCTTAGACAACTCGTGCAAGTCTAAAAGCAATCTAGAGATATCATCGCGCAACCCACGGGCATCCGTCATCGGCAACACCAAATCTTTGTTTTGTTTGGAGTCAGCTACGGTCATCCTATCCATGAATCGGTTAATATGCATCATGTTGTATTTATCTGAGCTTCCGCCTCAGCTTCTGTTTTGTAAGGTCCGGAGTACGGATAGCGCTGGACAAAGATGTATTTAGGACAAAAAACAACAACCTTAACACCGTTTTGATCCATCACAAACCAACCTGCGGCATGCTGACATTTAGACTTGCGTGTCTTAGTAAAAAGATGCAGTCCTCGTTTAACATCAAGTAGCGAGTTGTAAGTGCGAGCAGTAGTTGGATATTCAGGATAGGGAAGCGAAACTTTCTTGTTGTTTGACTTTATAGGCTCAAAACGAATATGAGTCTTTTTCTTCAACTCGTCAGTGTTATTGAACTGCAACAACGTGCCATTAAGCCGGACACCGTACCCGTCATTATTAACTTCAATGTTTCCTACCTTCTTGTTACCGTCAGTGACGATCCAAAACTGATTCTTTACGATTGGCTTCGCTACTAGTTCAGTCATGTGATTCCTTTGTCAACATTTTAAATAAATCTTTCTTGTGTTTAGGTACCCAATGCTTTGCATTAGGGCCGCAGTCGCCGTACTTCCGTTCAACCGAGCAATATGGCATCTCAGGCTTCACCCTTTCGGGACCTGTGACAGGGTCAAGTACGCTATGCGCTAGCTTTACTGTTTTAGCACAATTGTACATAGATCCTCTAACACCCATTCGGCCACCGAGTGTAAAAATAGTATCCAAGACATCCATCTTGCTAAACTTACAATCTTTACAGAGATATACAGGATCAATCGGCATTGAGAACTCCTTTATACGTATTGTTGAGCCACTTGGAATAAGTTTCAGCTTGCTCAGAAATCTTTGTGAGTTCATACTTGCCGCAGAACTTCATAAGATGAATGCCAACCATTGGGGTTACAGTTGTACGCACGTTCTCTTTGATCACGCTGTCGACCGCAGCCTTGATTTCTGCTGGTTGCGCTCGGAGATCAATCAGCGTCTTGTTGCGTTCGTAGTCATCCTTGACACGATGTTCATCGCCGTTGTGATCAGACCAACGCTGTAGCATCAGATTGTTCCAGTTGAATCCTTGCTTGTTGCGATCTTCAAATGCTTCCTTGATGCCGACAGAGTTCTTAGAACCCTTCTCACGAACACCGGGGTATGCAGAGAACACATTGTCAGTAGCATCGCCGCGAATGATCTTCTTAAAGAGAAGGTATTCCGGATCTTCTAGCAGCTTTTGCTCACCGGTCTTCTTGTCCTTGACAGGCTTACCTCGATCATTGAAATACCCGTCTAGCTTGATCAACTGACCTGCGACACCGTTGTACTGATGCACATTCTCGCTGATCAACTGAACGAAGTCAGTGTCGGACGAAATGATATAGTGTTCATCTTCGGGGTGCAAGTCAACAAAGCGGGCGATAAGGTCATCTGCTTCTGCATTAGGATGACGCAACACACTAGCATTAGTCTTCTGCGACAGGAACGTAGTGAATGCTTCATACGTTTCCCAGAACATCTTATTTTCTTCGATTTCAGCCTCAGTCAACGCAGTGTTATCAATAGCACGATGCGCTTTGTAGGGCTTGTAGAATTCTTTACGCCATGAACGTCCTTCAAGACAGAACACAACGTGGTCAATGTTGAACATACGCACAGCCTGATTTACAGACGAAAGCGTTAGATGCATAGCCATGCCAATCTTCTCCCACGTATCAGTGTTGCGAGCAGCAACATGGCGGGCGCGGAAGAAAGTGTTAGCAGTGTCGATCAGTGCGTATTTCACGAGATACCTTTATCATAATATACGTAGATAATACGCTATTTATGAGCAGTTGTCAAGTCCTAATTAGTATATGGTTTGCATACTTCATCGAACGAACAAACATATTTGGAAAGAGGTCCCTGAACATTCCCCCGTGGACTCAACGTCACTTTCAATGCACTGCTATGCCCTCTTATGTATGGCGCATACGCTTCATAAGGAATAAACATGTACATGAGACGATGGAATTCATGTCCAGGAACTAGCAAACACACCCGTAGAGGACCAACCTTATTAGCGATCCCGCTTATAGAAGCCTCTAGTGTACTTGCGTTTTTCTTTCTAGAGAACCTAGCCAACTTCGCATCTGTAGTATCGGTAAAGTCCATACCAACCGAGTTACCGGGCAATCGTGTCGTGTGGGACATTGCCTTTTCTAATACCTCTTCCCATAAATACCCTTTATTGGAATCTACCGTTTTAACCATTTGATGAATAATATATTTTTTTGTTTCGATACTACGATTGGAATGTACGTATTCTACAAGATCAGTAAGATATCGCATTTATTCAAGTTCCTTTTTATATGTTAATATCATCTTATTTGTACTATCAGCTAACTTCTGTGTATCCGCCGCCCAGATCACGCTGCTGAATAATACGCATGTCGCTTTCTCGCTTATCTGGATCAGCTTGTTCTTGCTCGTATACCTCAAGTGCGATATTTCGACAAACAGTTTGGAACCAACGGTCAACGATCATGGCGTCTGTGTCATCGGCACGAATCTTGTACCCTTGTTTAATTAGATTGAGAAGGAACTTGTCATTCCAGTCAAGATCAAATGCACCATTGTTGATGTCATTTGGATCCAGATCAACCTTGAGAATAGCGATGTAGGGTTCACCAGCCGCAGTAGCCTTTTCCTTGTCAGTGAGTTCCACCTTAGGCTTTCTAGGTGCCTTCACTTCAGGTTTTGGTTCAGGCTTTGGTTCAGGAGCCGCCGGCTGTTCTTCCGGAAACATCGGGTCAGTGAACCATTTCTTTAATTTGTCAAACATATTTTTACCTTTCAATAGTATATATCGTCTTTTTACCTGACTGCTGAATAACTTCACCGTCGATCCAGCCGGGAGGTTCGCGGTCAGTCCAGCGCAGTAAGTCAGTCTTTCCGTAGTTGTAATAATTACGATAGTTGACAATCGGGTCCAGGCTAACAATGTACTGCTTGTCCATACAAGATGGCATCTTAGTCATTACTTTGCTTTCTGTGATCTGCTCAGGAGCTTCCTTGAGAATATCCTTTAGCTTATCAATAGTAAGATGGGTACGACCATACCGATAAGTATACTCGCGACCAAGTGCTAATAGATGTTCATACAACCAAACATAGTTGGCAGAGTTTTCACGAACCCAAACTGCTGAAGGATGATTGATATGAGTAGCAGCATACATAATAGCGTCAGCATTACCTGACAACCGCCATCGTTTTGCTTTACGACCAGACTGGGACTGACCCGCATACTCTACACCATCGATCACCCGATGTGCAGTAGAGAGTAGCTGGGCCGTCTCCAAAATCATTTTAACTACGTGACGGTCAACCATCGACTGTGCAGCAATGGTTGGGTCAGAGTGTATATAAAAAATGTTAATAGCTAACCTCTTTTAAATTGATAAATACAAGCACATCAAAGATACTAGGATTTATCATGGATATTAGAAACATACTCAATCTTATAACAGAGAATTCGGAAGAAGTCAAGGGTTCTTCTCCGTTTTCGGATAAACTGAACGTGATGACATTGGATCAGTTTCTCAATGCAGCGGGGGTGGTAACACCTGATGAAGAAGAACCAGGCGACACCCCGGAGTACCCCGAAGACGACGCAGATGATAAGCGTTGGGACGATGAGGAAATTGAAGAAGCTAAACTTGACGCACCTTCTCGTGAGTTAAGTCCAAAGGAATTGAAGGGTTATCTAGATCGTATCATGGGTAAACCTGTCACAGACCCTAAGACGGGTGCAGCAAAAAAGACCGCTCGCGGAACTGACAAGTATGTGTCAGGCAAAACTAAGCAGGACAAGTTCAAGCAGCCCTACATTCACCGAAGTTCAGTAGTTCCTATCGTTGACCAAGACGGTAAAAAGTATGACCTAGATGCTCTACAGAACTTGATCACTCGGCGTCCGGGTAAGATTCTAAAGCAGAATGAAAAGATGCAGCATAGCGATGGTAGTACTAGTGTGTTTTACAACATCGGTCTTCCTGCTCTAAAGGGACTAGCATATGACGAAGACGACAAGAAGTTTGTGATCATCGATACTTGCCCGGGCGCAGGAGAATGTCAGACTTACTGTTATGCTATGAAGGGCGGATATGTTCAGTGGAAGAATGTTGCTGAAGGACAAACGCAGCTTCTAAACTTCTTGTATAATGACCCTGACGGCTTCATGGACATGATGAGCAGAGAAATTGATGCTGCCGACAAGAAGTTCAACAAGAAAGACAAGAAAACTAAACTTGTTATTCGATGGCATGATGCCGGCGACTTCTTCTCTCCTCAATATCTTGCAATGTCGTATGCATTAGCTAAAAAGCACCCTAATGTAGATTTCTATGCTTACACCAAACTAGCATCAGTTGCACAGGGCGGAAAGCCAGACAACTTCAAGATTAACTATTCGATGGGTGCGAAGCCAGGAGAAGAGAAGCAGATTGACTTCCAAAAAACTAAGAACAGTCGAGTTGTTCCCGAGGTTCTATTCAAGGACCTTCTTGACCGAGACGAGAAAGGAAAGCTGTTCTACATCGACAAGAACGCAATCAATTCGCTTAAGCAACGCATTGCTGCAAAATACAGCGTAAAGCCGGAGTCCATCTTGACTTATGATGAGATGATGAAAACACCTCAAGGTAAGGAAGTAGGTAAGTGGAACGTCATTGTTAAGCCGGGCGACGGCGACGACTCCGCCAATCGCAATGACGTTCTTAACTCATTCCTATTGATGCACTAAGGTAGTTTGAGTAACTCTTCTATAGTATAGAGATTTTTCATATAAGGGGACACATCTTCTAGTACGCTATGAGGTACGTCCCCTTTTCTACGGGGACCGACTTTACAAATAATTGCCTCATCAGTGTCTTTATACAATGCTTCTTCGTTCACTTCTAAGAACTTGTCAAAGATTTCTCTAACAGTGTATCCTACACCGTGACCTAAACACTCGATCTTATTAGCTGGCTTTTCAATCGCTAGCTTGATAGCCTCGCAGATTTCATCAACGTGAACGTAGTCACGCACACACGTTCCGTCTGGGGTGTCATAATCATCCCCGAAGATCGTGAACTCTCTGGTATAACTAGATTCCATCATCTTATACATCAAGCCATCTGGATTAGTGGGAGGATAACTTGAGGAACCAAGAACGTTATAGAACCTAAAAATCGTGTGAGGAGTAGAGGTGTGGCGCGTACAATATTCGGTGACCACATCTTCTGCGGCTCTCTTACTAATACCGTATGCGCTCTCACATAGTGCTGCTGCGCCGGTAGAAGCAAAGATAAAGTTTTTCGTCTTGACCTTATTCAGTACATTCATCGTGCCGTTAAGGTTAGTGATGTAATACATGATTGGAACCACTTCACTCTCACTGACGTTGACTAGCGCAGCCAGATGCACAACTGCGTCAAACTCTCTATCAGTCTTGAACGGCTTGTTGATGTCAAGCTGAAAGAATTCTTTTACCGGATGATTAGGTTGACGCACATCAAGTCCGTATACCTCATAATCATTTTCAAGTAGCTTGCAAAGATGTGATCCGATGTATCCTGAACAGCCTGTCACTAAAACCTTTTTCATATTAAAACTCAAATAATCCTAATCCAGTAACTTCTTCTGATGGTTCAAAAGAAGGATCCTTAGTCAACCACGTATCCTTGTCAGTGTAGATGACACGGAACTTGTGTCTGTTTGTGAGTACTGACCTGACATCATCTATGCAAATGATGTTACGCTTCAGTGCGTCAATGAAGTCAGCGTATTTTACTGTAGTTTCATTACATATCTTAGCAGTACTGCTGTTAGATTGCTTGCCGGTAAAGCTACCGAAACACTCGTTCCAATGATGGAACACTTGGTCTTCTTGTGCTTTGAATACTTCAAGGTACCCGTTAGCATACCACTTCTCTGCGGTGTCGTAATTATTATATGCTTCTATAATGTCTGTTGCCATATTCTTCTTGTTTGTAGTGAAGAATGAACGGCTATCAAAGTTTTGGGTCCAGCGTTGGTTCTCAAGAGCAAACGTAGGTAGTTGAATAGTCTGTTCATGGAACGCAATACCGTAGCTTTCTACTGTGCTAGGATTGAATGCCACTCGGCAGCTTGTGATGAAATCTACCTTCTCTTGTCCAATGACGCTGACAGCAATCTTGTAGTCAACCCCTAACTTCTTCAAACGGTCTTCAAATTTCTTAGCACCATTCGCGTTAGTCATAACACGGGCAGGCAACTTAGTCTGTTCAATAAGATCGAGATAAAGTTCAGGGTTCTTGCCTTCTTCCCATCGACCGATGAACAATACACCTTCACGTGGCTTATTGTATTCTTGCAATAGCCCTTGCTCTGGTAAGGGAATAGGAAGATGAAATGCATTTCCTTCCCAAAATTGTAGTTGATTGAACTTGCTTTGTGTTCCAATGGCAACGTTGTTGATGCCTAGTTGCTTACGCATCATTTCATTGACGTTATCTAAGAACGGATTCTTAGTGTCCTTGAAGATTTGGCTCTCGAGGTGAGTGTAAGCAATGACTTGAATACAATCCTCAAGTCCCATAGTGCTTGCAACTTGCACGGTCTCGTACGTATTGCAAACAAAGGCATCGTAAATATTAGTAGTTAATGCCTTGACAATTGCGTTGCGAAAGTTTGCCATACGTTCATAGCAGTAACTATCACCGTACATAAAAATGGCACTATGATCCGTGTATGTGCGAGTTTTTTTTGGATAGATGATGTTTGCTTTAATTTCTTTGATAAACTCATCAGCAACGCCCTGAGGCGACTTGTCGGTAATGATGTCTACTTTGATGCCGCGAGCATCCATCATATCACAAAAGCTCTTTGTGAATTGACCGATACCGCCATGAGGAATTAGCGTCTGTGAACTAACTAGAAACCCGATTCGCTTCACTATCATACTCTCCTAAGAATAGAATGAGGAATCCCCAATCCATCATATGCTAACCTAAGCGTTCCTGCAAGCTGGTGTGCTTCTCGGGCAGGACCCTTATATACTCGCATAAAAAGTCTGTGTTTCTTAGTCTTAGAATCTCGGTGCAGTATAGTACCATCTTCCAATCGGGTGAATCCACCTTGGGTATCAATGTCTGATCTACAACGAACATCACGACCTAATTCAGGGTCATATGCTACTAACACTTCATAAATTTTCTTCATATTGTTATCTCCTTAAGTTGCCCATTGATTTTTGAAAAGAGGGACTTGTAAACGATCACTATAGCGAACACCGTGCTTCATCGCAGCCAGTGCAACATTCTTGTTGTTAAGATGGTAGACACTTTCAACACCGCCTACTGGCATGAAATACACGGGTCCTTCGAACCCGCTATCACGATAAAGCTTGGTTACTTCAAGAGCTTCTTGAGCATCATCTTCGGTAGCGATCACAAACTTGAGATACGCATACCCAACATTCTCATAGTTACTGACAATGTCTGGGCAGATTGCCCGTTCTCTAGACTCACCGCTACAGCTTAGTTTTGCACTGACACTAAATGTAACCTGTCGATTATTTTGTGAAGTTTCCCAGTCGATCAAAAACCCATACAGTTCTTCGCTCAACTCTTGTGTACCATTTGTCTCAAACGTAATCTCCTTCAGACCCTTCATTTTGGGATGACCGAGTAACGCAGGATAAGCACGTTGCCAACCTAAGAGAGGTTCTCCTCCTGTGATGACAAGGTGTTCGTCCCTCCATTCTCCAAACGGTAGCAGCTTCATAATACTATCGACGATAGAATCGATGTCTCTGACAGGAGACAGATGCTTAAACCGAGGATCCCAGGATGCATATGAATCGCAGCCTGTAGAGAGAAGCGGAAGAGAACCATACTCAGTATAATCTTTTGGATTTAACTTCTCACGCTCGTCTGACATCTCTCCTTTAGGCATTCCGAATCCGCCGCAAGTGAAGTTACAGCCAAACGTTCTGAGGAAAATACTTGGTACGCCCATGTATCGTCCTTCACCTTGAATTGAGTAGAATAATTCGCTTACTTTAATCACAGCCATTGTCAACTATCTTTTCTATCATTTAGGAACCGCACTAATTCTTTATCGGTGGGTGTTACGTCGTAGTTTTGTTTAAAGAAAATCTCATAACTATCATTACCGTATTTACCGATTCCGTAAAGGGCTAACGCATCTTGTTTATTCCAAGTCAAGTAGTCCTCTGACATTCGGCGCAACCGTTTCTCTCTGATGTTATACATACCAAGTGGCTTGATGATATCGATCACTTCCTCCACTGTGCTATTTAGGAGACTTGTTGGGTTTGGAAACTTTTTTAAGAATTTCGGCAGAACGTATTTCACAGGCTTTCTTCCTGTTTGGTTCAGCATGATCACTCCGACCATATGTTCCCAATCAGTCGTTATCTGCTGTTGCACCATCAAGTCGTCTCTTAAAGTTTCCACCAACACTCCCAGGGAAAAACACACCACTGAGGGTCTTCTGTCTTATTGATAGACTCCCCGATATAATTGACTTCTGTAGGACTTGCGTCATTGTTAACTAATACAGCAAAGCGAACATTGTTCCCCCAGACTGTTTCCCATGTAGGTTCGTTGGGTAAGCAGCAGCTTTCCCAACTTTTCTTGATCCATTCTAGAGTTGCACCAGTGTCATTGACATCATCTACGATAAGAATATTCTTACGCTTCTTCGTGTCCCAGCGGCTCTTTACGATTGCTCGTTCTAATACAGGAACATAACCGAATGCGTCTTCTGACATCCAGCAGTTTGTTTCACTTTCACCGCCATCGCGCAGATTAACCTTGAGAGTTTCCATCGGAACATCAAAGTAGTGACTGATCTTAAGAGCAGGCACTAGTCCTCCGCGAGTAACACCAACTATATAGTCAGGTTTCCAATCATCATTGGTTAGTTGTCGAATGATAGTATGGATAAAGGTGTCGATTTGTTTTTCTGTGTAGTGTACTTTCTTAGTCATTATCTCTTATCCTCATTTGTTTTCAAGTGCCTGAAAGAACTTCCTACCAAATTCCGCATAGAAATTAGGATCAATTGCTTGTTCATCCATGATCTTTTCCATGCTAAGTTCCATAGTAACGGTCATTACTGGAAGGAGGTCATCACCTACCGTTACTTTCTTTTCAACTAACTTCATCCGATCAAATCCTCATTCCATTCACGATGACCTTCACGGAAAGCCATGTTGCTTTGTGTTTCACGAACTTCTACTCGATAGCACCAAAGTCGTTCAGCTTCACCCGAACCCCAATGATCTGGGATATAGACACTGTTGATGAACTTGTAGAGCATGTCAGCAAGTGCTTCACACCCAGTTGCCGGGATGATAGTCAACTTTGCTATACCGCGCTCTTGCAACAGGTTGAACAAATCCATATCAGGATCGTCTTCTGCTACAAGCAGAGTATGGTCGAACTGGTCTTCAAGAATTGCCTTGAGGTCTTTTAGACCACCGTAGTCTGCACACCAGTTACGTGCATCTAGCGTATCAGCACCGAAGTATACCTTAATAGTAAATGAATAACCATGAATGTTATTACAGTGACTATCGGCGCGCCATTGACGATACGCACACGGGAATGCGTCATGCCATTCTTTAGTACTCGTGTACTTGTATGATACTGATTGTCCTGCCATACTTTAATCTCCTATGTTAATATTAGCACAGGCGGCAGAGTTTGTATACCGGGATGATGCCCAAAGAGACCGGTTCGGATGTTTTTATTTGAACCCATGTACAATGATTGTTCCGTAACGTAATACAAGAGTGTTACAACCAATCCTATTTAGTACTGTTTCAGCTAGTTGTGTCATTTTTACACTGTTACCGCATATGATGGTAAGCGGAAAACTTTGCTGATTCGTCAGAACAAAGTTCTCCACTAGAGCATCAACATCTTGATGCCGCACACCGTGTAAGTCTAACTTATGATTTTCCATACAATTTGTTAAGCATCTTCTCGGCAGTAGGATATGAATTCATCGCACTAACTATTTCGTCATCGACATCCATTCGTGCAATCGTTTCTTCAACAGTCTCCTTCTTATATTGAGGAGTCTTATATGAATTGGCCGGCATAGTAAAATTATAACTCCAGCCGCCGAACCAAATATCATTTTTCTTATTAGGGTCTTTAGGTTCCATCTTTGTTTCTTTCTGCTTCTGCTACACGCTTTCGTAGATTGCTACTGCTAAAGCTGTGGTCTCTACTATTGAATATGAGTTCAATCCCTCGTTCTTGACATTCGCCTCGACCAGTGAAGTCTCTATTTTCATACTCTACACCCAGTATACGACAATCTAGTGGCAAAGTCAATAGCAAATCTATCAAATCCTTTTCCGTTTCGTAGATAACAATCTCATCAACAAAGCGGCAAGCACTAAGTTGAATCTGCCTCTCTACAATACTTTGAACTGGCTTGTTCTTTGTATCTGGTCGGTCAATAGTAGGATCAGTCTGCAACCCGCAAATCAAATAGTCGCAGTGATTCTTAGCTTCTGAAAGCATTGCAATGTGACCCGCATGTAGCATATCAAAGGTCGAGAAGGTAATGCCAATCATGAGGCCGTCCTCTTTTAGTTTCTTAATCTTGTTAAAAATCATTAGCATTTACCCATACGAGCAATACTAAGAAACTCTGCCCGGGCAGCAGGATCAGTCTTGAATCCACCGCCCAAACGCACTGTCACCGTAGAAGAACCAGTATCCTCAACGCCGCGACTTTTAACGCAATAGTGCTGTGCATCAATCATGACCGCAACATCTTCCGTTTCGAGAATAAAACGAAGTGCATGGAATACCTGTTCAGTCAACCGCTCCTGAATCTGAGGACGCTTGCTGAAATATTCAACGATACGATTGATCTTTGATAGACCAAGGACTTTTTCGTTAGGAACATATGCAACGGTTGCAAGTCCGTCAATGATCACGAAGTGATGTTCACAGTTAGATTGCACATTCACGTTGCGTTCAACGACCATCTCGTTGTACTTCATCTTGTTGTCAACTGTAGTGCATTTCGGAAATGCTTCATAGTCGAGGCCCCAAAAGATTTCACCTACATACATTTTGGCAACACGTTTCGGAGTTTCAATAAGACTGTCATCACTTAGGTCAAGCCCTAAGGTTTCCATGATATCCTTAAACTTGCGTTCAATGATCTCAATTTTGTCTGTTCTGCTGAGATTGTTTTCAATAGTGGGAGTTTCAACCCCCATCTTCACTAGATGTTCGTGAACTCGACGACCTAGTTCGGGGTCACATTTATTTTTATTAAAAGACATAGTTTTTTCCTTTCAAAGTATCTAACGTTAATACCCAACGGAGAGATTACTCTCATGTCGTAACCTTTGTGTTACGTTCTTATTTATTCAACTGAAAAAAAGGAATTAAAAATATCAATTTTCTTTTGTTCAATATTTCTTGCAATTTCACAATTGTTAATCTTCACAACAGTGAATGCATCGCCCTCTTGGGTAAGCAGCGGGAACAATAACAATTTCTCAAACTTTTCAGCCTCGACCTCTGTCATATTTAAAACAAGTCCGCGTGGCTCAGTGGTTGTAAGTCTACCACAATCACCAGCAGAAATGGTCGGCCGTCGAGCCTGTTCATCATACCGTAATTTAAATTTACATTTAATGTTGAGGTTTAGAGTATCAATCCAATCTTCCAAAGAATAGACCTTTGGACTATTATCTTCGCAAATTTGTATGATGAATGTGACATGTTCATTCAACGCTTCGAAGCTTTTAGGTTCAAACTCATAATATAGGGGAATAATGTTTCTGATTTCAGGATGCATATTTTTATCTTTCTACAAATACGTTGTTAAATTGATTATTTACCCGAACAAAGGTCGTGCATTTACTTAGATGCTTAAGTTCACTTGCACCAACATAAGTGCAAGTGCTGCGAAGTCCACCTAGAATATCTTTTATAGTGTTTTCAATCGGACCTTTATAAGGAATCTCTACTGTTCTGCCTTCGCTACTACGATACTCTGCCACACCGCCGTGATGCTTCTTCATAGCAGTATCACTACTCATCCCGTAGAACTGCACTTTTCGGTCTCCTCGTAAAATAGGATCACCGGTTTCGTCACAATATCCAGTCTGCTTCCAGCGAGTGAACATTTCTCCACCGCCTTCATCATGTCCGGCAAGCATTCCACCGAGCATCACGAAATCTGCACCGGCCCCGAATGCCTTAGCAACATCTCCTGGATATACACATCCTCCGTCGGAGATGATATGTCCGCCAAGACCATGAGCAGCATCAGCGCACTCCATAATAGCACTAAGCTGAGGATAGCCAACGCCAGTTTGAATACGAGTTGTGCAAACGCTCCCAGGACCGATGCCCACTTTAACAATGTCTGCTCCATTTAAGATTAACTCCTGTGTCATGTCTGCGGTTACTACATTACCCGCAATAATTGTGTGTTCTGGATACTTCTCACGAATCTTAGCAACAAACTCACCAAAGTGTTCACTATATCCATTTGCTACATCAATGCAGATAAAATGAATATAACTATGCTTTCTCAATATCATTTGCAAGCGTTCAAAGTCTTTATCACTCGTGCCTGTGCTGATAGCATATCTATGAGGATTCAATCCATAGGGAATTTCAATAGTATCTTTGGTCAAACAAGTAAACATGTCTTGAGCTTGCAACGCTAAAGCCACACCAACAGTACCAACACCATCCATGTTAGAGGCCATGATAGGAACACCGGCCCAAATACGACCGCTATGCTTAAATGTGTAGGTTCGTTGTAGCTGCACTTCCTTACGGCTAGCAAGTGTTGACCGCTTTGGGCGAATCAACACATCGCTAAAGTCAAGCAGTATCTCGTTTTCAATACGCATTAATACTTTGCTTCCTTAGAATGTTTGCGATAGTCTGTTGACATACGCAACCATTGTTCACCTTTGCCTTCAATGATGTCGATCACACGATCAACAGTCTTGTCAGTCCAATCACTGATCTTGCCCATGTTAGGATGAGCCTTACGAAGCAATGGATCCAGCTTGTTCACTGCGTCATCAATCGACCACGGAATGTACATACGCTCATAATCGTTTGCAAACGTCTCGGGGAAGCTACGATAAGCAGGGTAAAGTACATTGCATCCCAAAGCATCAGCTTCGCTTACAGTATTAGAAACCCAATCTTGTAGCGCACAGTTGAAAACGACACGACTATCATTGAGGATTTCGTAGTACTTCTGCTTGTCTAGGTTTTCGTAGACAGTCAGCTTGCCGCTATCTTGCATCTTGCGAGTGCGAGCCATGTAACTTTCATTGTTTGATTTCAATGAACTACCGCTGCAAACGACAAACTCTACGTCCTTGCTAGGGAAACGTTCTTTCCAGGCTTCAACAAGGTCCATGTAGAAGTCAGGCTGCTTCTCTTGGTCCCAACGTGCAGAGAACACTACACGCAGGCGACGATCAGTAAAGTTCCTAAGCTTGTCCCCGAGACGTTGGATTACTTCATTCTTACCAAAAGCAAGCCCGGAGATATTATAGATAGGAGCAGTCCAACCTGCTACCTTCATGTGCATTACCATTTCTTCGTTAGTCGCAAGAACTGCACCACCTGAGATAGAAACGATTTCGTTGACCATGCGCTCATAGTCACTCATCCACTTAGACATTCCCCAAACATGAACAAAGTCATCTGGATCGATTGCTTGAGCAAGACAGCGAACAAAGATACGAGGACGAAGGTTATCAGGAACTTGATTGATGATGTAGCCTAGACTTTCAAAGCCCGGCTGGAACATGTCTTCAAAGTAGATTACATCTTCGTTAGTGACCTCACCTTGCTGCATCATCTTAACCAGATTCATCATCTGGCTCATCGCAAAGTAAGAGCGACCATGTGCATCAAGTACCTGCCCAACAACAATCTTCTGACTGTCATCAAGAGTCTCACCGGGAACGTAAGTAACATCAAGACCACGATGGTCAAAGACACGCCTGTTCCATTCAGTTAGTTGTAATGTATAACGGGCATTGTATGCTTCCAAACCCATGTAGTATAATCTACGCATATTATTTTTTCTATACACGTTTGCGGAAGCTCTGATTCTTAGAGCGGACAGTAGTAGCACTCTTGCGCTGATCTTTCTGCTCTTGTTGTTCCTTGAAGCGGATACGATCAACTTCCCATTGATCCTTTACAGTCTTTCCTGTAAGAGCCTTTTGGTGTTGACGCCAGACATAGCTCTGACCGCTGTACAAGTCTCGTTCATCGAATCTGTAACCGTATTCTCTACAGAAATCACGATACAGGTCCAGATCGTTGAAGATTTGGTTGACGTTAGACTTGTTATTAAGATTTGCCATTGAATAACTCCTTAGATGGCGATTGAATGTACAGGTTTAAAAATGTTATAGTAGATCGTGGCACCGTTTTCACCGTCTTCTGAAACGGTAATCTCAATGTCACGTTTGGGGTAGCGAGTTGCAATCATGTCATATAGCTCATCGCTAACCATTTCACACGACCGATAGTCTAGTTGCATCAATCCATCGTTGAAAACCTTTTCAAGCCAACGTTTAAACTGAATAAACTCGATATCTCGGTCGTTATGAAATACTTGAATCCCCACCTTGAAATGAAAGATGTGTCGGTGAGGGAAACCTAGAAAACTAACATCGAACTCATCGCCCGTTGCTAGTGTAGGGTCAGTGTCGGCACCTGGATACTTGTGAATACCTTCACGCTGAAAGGTTACCCAGATCATTCGCTTAGCCTGATCCTTAATTCGACTGCGATGTTCTGCTTGAGCGGCAACCCTAGCTGCCGACATATCATCAATAGTCATAGTCATCATCGTATCCTATTGTTTCGTGAAGTTCTTCAAACTTCAACCTGTTGAGGCGAGTGAGTTCTTCATAAACGGCACCGCGTTGTACGTGAATCTCAAGAGCGTTTTCTCCGGCCTGCTCCGCTGCATTCGCTTGAGTAGTCAGGGAATCGAATTCTTTTTGTAAAAGATAAATTTCTGTGTCATAGTCTGTCATTCTAGCACACCTTTCATTGCATCGTCGCTGTCTTCAATTTCTTCATCTTTGGGGTCGCTATCTGCGACTTCAAATAACTGGTTAAACATTGTTTGGGCATTGATAGTCTTCTTACCAGAGAACCCTTGCCCTGCTTTCATCTGAGTCCAGAATCTACTATGTGACTCTAGCAAATCTAAGCTCTTTTGTCTATCTTTAAGTGAGAAAATCTCATCAACAATTTGCCCAAACGTTCTACCATCGAAACGATCAAAGACCATCTTCGGCATGATACCCTGCTCGTAGCGACGATTAGCTTCTTGAACCGCAGTCATATGCTGATACACGTTGTGTGCCTGAATGAGAGTGTAGCTAAGAGTGTCCCAGCTAGTCTTGGTCTCTTTACCGTGCTGACCTAAGAAACCTTGACCACGATAGCAAAGGTCCTTCATCACCATCATGTCCGTTACGGGACTATCAGTAAACAACTTATGAATCTCGTCTGCGAGTACACCATCACTAAACTTGCGAGTGTCAGTGGCATACTTTTTGTCCTCGGCAGTCTTCTCCATCGCATACGTCCACTTACTGTCGTGTTCGAACGTGTTGTTATTGTAAACAAGACCTTTTGCCGCAGCAAAGAAAGGAGATGCACAGTCAAACGTAATCTGTAGGTTTGGATTATGATACTTACGCACAGCCTTCTGAATATCGGTAAAGATTACAGCATACTCCATGATAGAAGTACCAAGGCAGTGAATCAAATCTTGCTTACCTTCTTCAAGATAACCATCGTGAATGATGTTGATGATTCGTTTAAGCATCAAGTGAATATCGATCTTGTTTTGACCACCGAATGCCCAGCCATTGAATGCTTTGTCACCATAGACGTTAGTGTCGCAATACTTCTTCATTTCTTCATACCAGTCATCAGACTGCTTATGATTACGTCCTTGCAGAACGTTTAGAAACTTGCAACGACCATCACGATTAGCAATGAAATACTCATTGTTTATATGAGTCGCCGTGATAGCATCTTGAATTGTTTTAATGCCATGAATGGAAACGCCAGAACCTACGATTGGTATTCCGGTAACCGGATCTTTCTTTCGGGTTTTTGGGTCATCGATATGATAAGTCGTAAGAGACTGTGATGGAATATCAAGACACATGCCATAGTCCATGTATTCATCCATCCACTTGAGGACTTCTGTACGCTTCTTCATTGCACGAGGGCAATTAGGGTCCTTCCAATCAGCAGGCCACTGACACTTGAGAATCTGGAATCCACCAGAGTCACCGAGTAAGAAAGTATTCTGCCGATCACGCTTACGAATGATAGACTCGTTGTTATCATTCTTTGTGATATCTAGATTTGCGTGACCAGCAGAATATAGTCCCCACTTGTAAGTATACAAGCCTTCCTTCTCATTAAGGAAGTTTAACTTCTCAACATCACCGTTGAATGCCGCAGGGATTCTCGCCGGGTCAAAATAGTTTTCACCTTCACGCTGCTTTCCTAAGCCGGCGATGAAGAAAGACGAGACTGCTGGCAAAAACAACGCCCAATCTGGGTTATGTGATGCTGAGAGATTAATTTGTTCCAACTTTTGGCTCTTCTTTAATTAAGATTTGTACCATCTTGATCTTGTGATCAAGATTCTTTTTCTGCTCAACAAGGTCAGCGATAGTAGGATTAGATTTTGATAATGCTTCAAGTTCCATATCCTCTTGCATCTTCTTAGCAGCCCAATCAATCACTGTTTCAGCGTGAGAAGTTAATCTAACCGAAGCATGACCGCTGTTTAATGTAATCCAGTTATTCCCGTCATAGACTTCAACCTGGTTTCTCGTCGGGTTGTATCTCAGGTCGCCGACGTTCATGTAACCTGAACTAGTATTCATATATGTCGTCGAGGGCATTCCACCCTCGACTATAACATACTTTCCCAATCCGTTTACTGTGTTGATCATTACTTCGCCTGTGCGGGCAAGAGATAACGATATGTTGCAAGACCGCTGTCTACTACGATTTCAACAGCACCTGCGTCTGCCATGCGAATCTTCTTGTCACCAGGAAGATCCATGATTGCGAGGAATACCTTGACAGGCCAGTTCCATGCACGAGACAGAGTGCCAGTTACTCCCGGCTGGAAGACAAAGTTACCGGAGTGAGTAGAAGGATCACCGAAGTAAATCTTAAGGTCGCCGTTCTCGGTCTTAGCATTGAACGTGAGTTCTTCGCTATTAGCAGAAGCCTGCTTCTTCAGACGGCTGATACCAGCATTAGTAGGTTCAAACTCAACATCCCAGGTAGCGCCCTTGAACTTGACGTTCTTTACTTTGTCTTCGACAATGTATTTGACCATCAAGCGATAATCATTAACGAAGTCGCCGGTTGCAGTTTCAAAATGAATACGAACAGGAACATCCTTTTCATCATCGCGATCTTCTCGGACAAGATTGATCTTAGCATTAGCATCATATTCATCAAAGCCGATGATAGTTTTCAGCTTAGACAAATTAGGCATGCCAAAAGTGCCTACAAAATCGAGAATAGGAGTCTTAAACGAACCAGAGATAACGACGTCCTGGTTGTCTGAATATGCACCAAATTCTGTTTCCTCATCGGTTCCCACGATCTTGACAAGATCAATGATGCCGAGGGCATGAGTATGTTCAACTAGGTCGAGCAAATAGTCTTTCATTATGTGTTTCCTTTGTTAATGATATTTAGGGTTTTATACTGTGTATAATAGTGGATTTCTTTACGCTTGTCAATGCTTTGCTTAACCGAAACTGAAAAGATCATTGGCAGTACTGTTAGTATTAGTATCTACGCGGATGTTCCAGTTTAGGACACCCAATAGATTGTCGATCTTCTCATCAACTAGCTTTCGCTCCATGTCTAGGTCATCAAACGGCAGTTCAAGGAACCATTGCGGAAGTCTAAGTTCGTCTGTAGGATATGCGACAGAAGTAAAGCCGAACATGTTATCTTTGAGAGAACAGACGATTACCTTCATGCCATCAACGATCTTCTGACTATACTGATCGCCGTTCATTCTACGAAGATAGTTGTAGTTGATAGCAGCCTTAGCATGACCAACTGCACACTTGCCGGTCTTCTCAAACTTGATAGTGTGATTAGTCAGATTGTTGACAGATTTCGGATTACCCTTAGTCCAACTATCTTGTGTAGAAAGCCAAGTCTTGAACTCACGAATCTTGTCAACAACAGCATCACGGTCCTTACCTTCTTGAATGACCATGCAAAGCACTTGCATCAAGAAGTCTTGAACATATTTCGGCGTGTCAGCACGTTTCAGATCAAGACCCATTGCTTTGACAGAGCCTAGCTTACCTTCTTTGTCTTGACGCTTGCCTTCCTTATCAAAGATGTTGATAGCATAACGCTTCTTTGTGATGAAGATAGCACGATCACCGATCAATTCACGACCAGCTTTGATGATTTCACCGTTCTTGCGCGGAGCATGAAACGCCTTCTCCATGAAAGCAGGGAAGCTATCATTAGCTTGGTCTGCGATGTTATCATATAGTTCAATACATAGTTCCTTGCTCCACTCTAATTCTCCCTTGTCGATCTGAGGCTTGAGTGCAGGATATGCAGTGAAGTAGCAGGAGTCAGTGTCACCGTAGACGATAGCTTTACCATCGTGCTGATAAGTACCATCAACGATTTCATTGATTTGACTCATCATGTGCTTGACAATCTGACGACCAGACAATGTGACAGACTGACCGATACGCTTGTCGTAGAATCGGCAGTGTTCGTTCAAGAGCGCGCCGTATGCAGAGTTTAGCAAAATCTTACGAACAAGCTGACGCTTATCGTAGTACTCAAACATGTCTGTACCATACGCTTCTCTGGCTAGCTTTTGAGTTTCTTTACGCTCTGAGTACCAGCGAGACAATAGACCCGGAATGATTCCTTCTTTCTCGTAAGTGAAGATGGTTCCGTTAGCTGAAAGGATCCAAGGACGATGACTGTCAAAGATCATCTTCCAGATTTCAGCCGCAGACTTTTCCTCGCTACGTCCATCAGCATAATCAATAGTGAGAGTAGTTCCCCTCTCTTGATTCATCACCGCAGTATACTCTAGTGAGCCAAACAGCCCTTCCCAAAGAATAGCACCAGTGACTGCTTCTGCGTCATCGCCGTTCTTCTGCTTGCGCTTGTCTTTAGCTAGTGACAGGCTCTTCTCATTCATGTACTGATCAGTAAGCGTCTGCCTAAGCTGACCCACGATAGTTTCAGGGGCCATGTTCAATGCACGAATAGCAGAAGGATACAGCGAGTTGATGTCAACTGCTCCTACCCATTCGTGAATGCCCTTGTTCGGAGTAGCAACATAAGCACCAGCCGCTTGGGAAACCTCACCTCGAGATTCTTTACGCTTCTTGTCCGGAACAACGAATCCACGGGCGTGTGCTTCGTTCATGACTGCCATTTCGATCATTGCCACTGACCCCATGACAGTCGGAAGCAGTACCGTGTTCTCATGCGCTAGAGCATTTGCGAGGTCAAGAAACTTTAGCTTATTATGAATCTTGAACACAAGCAATGTGTCCTGACGGTTATACTCGATGAACTTTCTAAAGTCCTTGTTGTATAGCTGATCCAATGATCCTTCGTATTGAGTCTTGCGCTCACCTAGTTCATACTCACCGATCGCATCAAGTGAATAGCTGTGACGAGATTCGTAGTTATACTTCTTGTAGAGTTGTAGGTAGTCAAGATGAATACGACCAACAAAGTCGTATGTCCGTTCTTCCTTACCGAACCGTTCATAAGTACGAGGCTTCGGAAGCTGCCCCATCAGACAGAACCTGCGTGTATCGTTCTTACTCATGACACGAGTAACACGATTCACCATGTAGGGAACGTCATACCCTTCCGAGTTCCAGCCAGTGAGTACGTCTGCGTCTTCGATAAGATCGAAAAACGTATCGAACATTTCGACTTCGCTGCGGAAGAGGAATGTATTCGGAAAGTCCTTGATCAACTCTTGTGCAGTCTCATCCGTCATGTGTCTCGGAGGAATCGCAAGTGTGATCAGTTGATCCAGCCAATCAAGATAAAGCGTGATCGCAGTGACTGCATTGAATGGGTCATCTGTGGGACTGAACCCGCGCTCCGGGTCAAAGTCCACTTCAATGTCGAAGAAGCAAGTATGAAGCTTCGGGGGTTCTACGTTTAGATAGTTTTCGGACAGACACCTAAAGACCACGTTAACATCACTCTCGAACAATTGTTTGTTAGAGTGAATTCTGCGCTCCTTCTCGAACTCCGCACGTTTGCGTGTAGAGAAACGAGATACAGGGTCTCCGTAGATAGAACGTTGTTTCCCCTTTGGATCAGAGTAATAAAAAACATAGTTGGTACTATATTCCTTATAGGCCCGCTTACCTTCGGGAGTGCGCTCTACTACGTAAACCTTATCCGCGCTCTGTTCTAAGATTGCGTCAACGTATGCCATCAGTTAGTCTTGCCAACTGTCTCCAAAATAGTGTTGAGTTCGTCATGGGCTTCATTTTCTTCGTTCAGGCGCTGTTTATGCGCGATACGAATTGCTTTCTTCAATACGCTAGGCTTAATTTCAAGTTCCTCAGCGATTGCCTTAACAGTATCAGTGAGACCTTCGTTGAGAGTTTCAATTTCCTGTAAAACACCCATGCCTTCATTGATAAGCTGAGTCAGCTTGGTCTTAGCTTCTTGATTGAATGTACGTGACATAGTTTCTCCTTATAGTCTAGTTATTGTAACAGACTACGCAGATAATTCAACTATATTGGTAACCTTATTGAAAGATGTGATGATTCTTTTCACCGTATATCTTAATATATTTTCCAGCAAGTACGTCTGCCATGACCTCAATAGGACTACCCGGATAGCTATCGCCGGGCTTGATCATACCTATCTCATGTTGACGAACATGTACTAGTTCATGGAATACTGTTCTAAGAATATCTACTAGATTACGATTCTTCGCATAAACCCAAACACTATCTTCTCCAGGTACATGGCCGCCAGTATGATGATTATTTTGCGCTTCTTCAGTGTCCATTGATAACTCTATCTTAGGAATCTTTTTAATGTTAAGTTTTTCAGCAGTCCATTGAACAAACTTTTCTACTTCATCCGAGATGTCACTAACGATAGGGTCGTTTTCATCAAGCTTGTTTTTAATCCAACGATCAGGCCTGTCGTTATACTTTTTTTGAAATAAGCGATGTAGTGCCCCGTTAGTAATACGATGTTTCTTTGCAATCTTACGCATTAAAGCGTCAATCGCATTATAATTGTGTTTGGTGAGTGAGGGTAATCGTCTAGCTAGTTCTGCTTCAGGAGCTTCGTTGATACTTTCGCCCCCTCCGTCTCCGCCTGAATCCCCACTAGAATCAGAACTTCCTAATCCATAGTAGGCATATCCGGGAAAGAAATATCCACGCGTGGATTTTTTCTTGCTGCGCTTTTTTTTGCGTTCGGATATGAATTCTCTTGCTCTCATCAAGCTATTTATCTTAAATTCTTAATAACAGGGCGATCTCGGGTGGAATCCAAGGTTTACTCATCCGTTCGGGATTCCATAAAATACCGGCAACGTTATCTTTTATGAAAGCTTCGGTATATCCATTATAATCTGTGCATAGTACCTCAACACTAGCTCCGTTCTTTAGAATACCAGTAGCATGATCTCCTGTGACTTCTATTACTTCGCCGTGATAGATTATAGGATAGTTTACCGTTACGTGTTTCTTTATTGGCTCTAACGTAGCTCCTAGTATATCAGCTATAGCTAGTGCGCCCTGAGCAATCCCCACTACAGGCTTGCCGCGCTCTATCATCCTGTTTGCTAAACTTAGTTCTACGCTCTGCCTTAATTCAGAAGACTCGCCGCCGGTAAGTATCAGTGAGTCTAGATTGTCAGCCACGTGGTCGAATTGCTGATTACTTGTATTGGGTAGAAAGTAAAGACTGTGCCCAACGAGTATCGAGTACCAGCCGTGGTCAATGGCGTCATGTGCTGTGCCATTATGATTCAATATCTTCTGACTAAGACCAATTCTCATGTATGTATTTACTACAATAGGGTAGCGGCGGAGATTTCTCCCCGCCGCTATTTTGTTACTAGATTAGTCTGTAATATTAGAAACGGGTGCCGAAACCGATGAGTCCGCTATGACGACCAACGTTGTCGTCAAAGTCAGTGTAACGATATTCAGCCTTGAAAAACACCGGACCAGAAACCTTGACTTCAAGTCCAGCACCGGCATTGAGGCCTTCCAAGTTTGCTGTATCACGGCAAACTACTGGACGACTTCCAGCACAAGTCTGCGGGCGCTCAAGATTGGTATAACCAACGCGGGTATATGCGAGAACATTTTCGTTCACGGTATAGCCTACGCGGGCACCTACACCGAGGTCAGCGTCATCAAAGATGTTAGCAGCAGATGCGTCCACCCCAAAAACAAACTTACCGTGCTGAATGTCATAACCAAGAGCAGCACCATAAACAAGGTCAGTTGGATCGATGCCGTTGGTCACGTTATCAGCACCGACAGTAATCTCGGCACGAGGACCAGCGAAGTCTTGTGCCATTGCCGGGGTAGTGAGAGCAGCCATTGCGACAGCCGCGATTACGAGTAACTTCTTCATACTTTTTATTTCCTTTTATGTTAAAGATCCTATCAGTCTCTCTGACAGG